TTACTGCCCCCCAACGACCGGAACAACTGAAATTCTTCGATTATATCTCGCTGTTTGTGAGGCGTTTTTATGACCTGAAATTTCTTGTTTCTCACTCAGCGTACCTTCAAGATCCGAAATTCCTTTGGCTTTTAGATCATGGAAAGTGAACTGGAAATCTAGGTCTGGATATTTCTCAGCAGCAAGTTTTTTTGTCTTCATCCACTGTGCATTAAAAGCATCGCGTGTGTATCGCAGACCTGATGGCTGGTGGATGACAAAAATACTTACCATCCCGCTGTTGAGAGGAATGCTGTCAGCAAGATTAACGGCATCCTCCAGACGTTTTGTCCAGGCCTTAATCTGGCTAACTGCGGTTTTACTCTGCTGAATTAAAATTCCTTCGCTCAATAATTGACTCTTTTTGAGGTCAAGAATGTCTCCCTGGCGGGCGCAACATAGATATGCCAACTCCATTGCAACTTTTACGGGAATAGAAGCAACGCTATAAAGTGCATCATATTCCCTGTCGCTAATATAACGGGTACGAGCCTGCTCTTTAAATTGCTTAACGCCCTGGCAAGGATTCATATTCACCTTTCCTCGTTCGTATGCCCACCGAAACACCCTGGACATAAATGCTTTCTCGCGGTTTGCCTGAACTCTGCTCTTAACACCTCGTTTATCCATATATTTTCTGATGTGCTCGGGCTTGATGTTATCCGGCTTCATTTTCCCGAAGACAACATTTACCTTTGAACCGTATTTTCTGTAGTCTTTACGTGTTTCAGTTGCTAACTCGTGGAAATCGCCGGAATTAAAGAACTCTTCACAAAGTGCGTTGAAGTTAGTACCAACCCTTAAATCGTTTATGAAGTTTTCGTAAGCTGCCCATACCTGCGATTTTGTTAGATCAGGATTGCACAACCTGACGGTACGACCATCTGTTGTACGAAACTCATAAGCAGATTTTCCCCGACGAACGCGGGGAGGCATCCAGTTATCATCGGGGTTTTTGCGAGCTCTAGACATTACATATCCTTAAAGTTTGGTTCTTCTTCCTCTGGATTACTCACTATCAACTTAAGGCCAACCGGGTTTGATACATGATCCCATGTTGTTCCTGGTCTGCCGTCCTTACGTGGGATAAAAAATACCCCACTATCCCTCAGAGCTTTACACTGGAGGGAAGGGCGACGATAACCAGTTAATTGATAGAGGTCATCTGGAGTAAGAAAACGTTGGATTTGTCCGCTCATACATAGTTCTCCACTTAAACCGGCTGCACCCGGTTACTTCATTCTGTAAGCACACGATGAACAACCGTGACGGGTTCCATCGTTGCAATTGCGACATAATGGACTTTCTTTCGAACTTTTCCCATTTAGCTGACGAAGTATCTCTACTGGCACCATTACCGGCATTGGTACACGAATCACCATGCTTCTGAGTTCAGCAATTTCGTTTGCCTGTTCGAACACTCGCGCCTTACAGTATTCAGCTTCAGATTTCCACCATGCCACATCCGCTTTGAGGCGACGCACACGCCGCTGCTTGAGTTTACTGGGCATGAATATTCACCTTGATAGCGAACACTTTAACCGGTTCCGGCCCGAAGTGAGGATGCGTGATCACCTTGATTTCGTAGCCGTCATACGGGATATCAATACGCTTGCTCATGTCGTCGCGCTTCGGATAACCACGAGTGATGATCAGCCTGTCATAGTCCTTACCATGAATGCGTCGGCCCCAGTACGGATTCACCAGGCGATACTCTTCCGTTTTCTCGCCAGATTTCATCTGGTCGAAGTATTCGCCGTTCACTGTCAGTTGCAGGTTAGCCATTGCTCAACTCTCCCACCCGATCCTCGAAGCAAATATCGTCGTAACGCTTTTCCTTTTCCCACGCGTCGAAGTCTGCCTGAGCAACCTCCTCAGCCCGAAATACAACGCCAACGATACCAGTGCACTTGTTAACGTATTCTCCACCATCTTCCAGAGAGTGTTCGATCACCATGTCGACAGTCTCTTTCAGGCATAACAAAGCGCACTTGAGATCTTTAAAATATCGATGGTCGGTCATGCATGATGTAACACGGTAGGTGATGACTTTTGGCCCAGCCTCTCTGCGTTTTTGCTCTCTCTCGATGGCATTGCGCATATCTGCCAGTTCATGCTTGTTCAACGTCGAGTAGTCCATCACTTCACCTCCTGCTGCGGTGCTGCTGCAATCAGCCTGCTCCAAGCATCCTTTGAGTCTTCCGCTCCGTAATCAATAATTGAGTCGAACTCGTCCAACATCTCCATTGTCGGCTCAACCGGCACCATCACATAGCCTGGAGGCGCAAGGTAGCGAACATCGACCGAGCGATCAGGTTCAGATGCTAGGTCAATGCCGATTATCGGAGAGTTGCCAGCCTGAAGCATGGCGGCGCGGCAGGCGTTACCTCTGCGCTCATACTGAATTCCATGCACAGCTAACACAGCCATCAACTTTTCTATCTGAACAACGATACCCTCACTGCTGATGAATTCATTTGGTAGCTTCACTACCGGCGATGACTGAGGGCTGGGGTATGGCGGTATACGGCGGTGGCTTGGCACTCTGTCGCCATCTGAAATTTGATACCAATCGCCTGGTTTATCTGCATAGAAATAACCAACAGGCTCAGCGCCAAACGCTGCAATAGCCCCTTCAATCACCTTCACAGCATCAGCCATTGCGTAGCCTAGATTACCGCCGTCGCTTTGTGCTGCTGCTTTGCTGAGTATTTCGCTTATCTGGTGCAGGCGCTCCAGTGATATAGGACCGTGCGCCGGGTGGTTGTTAGTTGTCATGGGTTAGTCCTCCTTAATCCCATTGCAAAACTGATGCGAAATATGCACCGCGACACGGCGAGTCACGAGGATGATGCCAGCCTGAATAGCCATCCTGACCACCTATTGGGCTAACTTTGTACCAGCACTGGTAATAGCGGGCGCTACTTGCAAAATCAGCCGCACCATCCGAGTCGATTACATCTTGGGACACAGAAGCCTGAATTATTTCCGCTTCCGTATAATCGCCGCGCATAACGATGAATCGCGCATCATCCGAGCAAAGATAATCACATGAACCGTCATGTTTACCTTTGGTGGTAGGTTTGATTAATTTATCCATCTCACTCCCCCTTCACGCCAATGCCAGCGGCGGCCATCATATGCAGGTACTCATCCGCATCCTGAACCCATTGACCGCCTACCCCGTAGTAGCGGTGCGTAATGATGTCGATGGTTACTAGCGGGTCTTGTTCAATTAGGTTCCGCAGAAACTCTTCAGGGTCACCAGACCAGTGCTTGATGACTGGAGTTTTTCCAGGGTGACGAACAACAAGAAACTGGTTTCCGTCATCTCGAATTTCGTTGCTCTCCAGTTCTGCTATGCGCTTCTCTGCGGCTTCCAGCCCATCCAGCAGCGCCAGAACAACAGCGGGGTTAGCCGCGGAGATGAAGTCCATAGTCTTTTTATTGACTACCTGTTCAGCAACAGGTCGGCAAGTTGACCATCCTTGGTTCTTTTTCAGGCTTCCTTTGACAATGACTGTATATTCACTGCCAATGCCTGGTTCTTTCCGCGATTGCCATTCCTCACCTCCAGCTTTCTCTGCTAACTGGCGTAACGCACATTTGTTGAGTGCAGTCATTGGGCGGCTCCTTCAGTCTTCACGGAAATGAAGCGAGACGGCGACCAGTCGCAATAGGTATCCGTTTCGGTGTGGCCGAACATGGCTTTACAGCGCGGGATGTGATGGCAGTTACCGCAACTAACACCCTTTGGCAGACGCATCTTGTCCGGATCAGCCGGGTCATAGTTCAGTTTTTTGGTGTTGTTGCTCATGCCTCACCGCCTTCACTTAGCTTGGCGGCCCATTCTTCGATCGCCTTCTCTGCGTACTCACCGGACAAGCCATCAGCCGCTGGTAGTGAGTCATTGGCTAAATCCTCTTTCGCTGACAGAATCATGCGGGTCACGTCGAGGACCTCTGCTACAGGCTTGTCGAGGAATCCGTGATTGAAGGCGGCGGCGAGGCGACTGGCCGCATAGTTGATACCCTCATTACGCGCACTTGCTTGCACTTCTGCTAGGCATTTACCGAACTCAGATACGTACTGTTCTACGGTCATTCCCCAACGTAATGGACATTCTGTTGAGGTTTCGCCTTCGCATTCTTCATCCGGAACATCTTTAGTGAAGTACTCGTGCTCTATAGCGTGGAGTATGTCAGTGAAGCGGCGTAGATTATTCAACCCCTCGGTTATGGCGAATTCTGGAGCTTCACACCCCGCCCCCATTTGTGCATAAACTCGCGATTTAAACTCAGCCAGCTCCCTGCACTTGCTCTCGGAGTTAGCGAGCTGTACTGCCATGTCTGTGAGTTTCAGTTCAAGATTATGAATAGTCGCGTCTGCTGCCCGGAACTCGCGCTGGAATTCCGTTAAATTTGAGCAGGCATTTTGAATTGAGTAGGCCAAAATGGCAGTATCACGATCATCTGATTCTTCAGCTTTAACCTGCAACTGAACCGCCAGGCTGAAGAGATCAGCAATTTGAGTTTCTGTCATACGGTTATTGATCGTTTGCATTGGTATGTACCTGCTGAAGTTTGTGTTGTTTAACGAAGTGGGCCACTGCTTTTGACTGGCTGGCGATTATTTTTCTGTCACCTAGGTCGAGCGTGACGTTCTTACCGCGGTAAATTATTGCCGAGCCGATTTCCTTACCGTCCATCTTCACATACAGCACTTTCCCAATAATCTCTGTCGTAGGAATTGGCTGTGATAGGCGATAGGTTTCGCGAGCTTCAGCAATGGCTTTGTGTTCGTCGATTATCGCCAGAGCTTCAGCCAGTGCCGTGCCTTGCAAAGTGAATACGCCTTCATCGCTGATCGTCGCCATGGCCATTAACTCCACGAAACGTCGAGCACTTTTAATGTTGAGTTCCGGAGCGATAGAACTGCGCGTAACCTTTGCTTTCCCCTGGGCGGCGGCTACGGCTTTATCGTGCTGGAGAACTTCACCAGCCTGTTCGCCAAACTCGCGAACGCGGTCAACAGCAACATCAACAGATACGGCACCAGATTTAACTTCCTGCTGAACGTCATAATTAGCAGTACTCAGAGTGAGCAACTTTTCAACGGTCGCTACAGACTTATTGACCAGCTTTGCAATCTCGCTGGTGGTCTGGTTGAAAGCGTTATGAAGCTCCTGAATAACAGCAGCCTGTTCAATATCGGAAAGAGGGAGTTGGTTATTACTGGTCATGATGCGAGCCAGTCGCTGCACATCGTTACCGTTAAACGGCATGATATGAATGCGGTCTACTGGCTTCCCAGCTTCAGCACAACGTGCGTAGCATCGACGTCGGCGGTGGCCTTCAACAACCCACACCCCACCTTCATCACGTGCGATAACCTCCAGTGGAGGAACGGTGCCACCGTTCATCAGATAGTTAAACAGGTCATCATCTGCCTGGCGGGTGCGTTCGTCGTCTTCACGCTTGTTGAAACCTTCACGCACGTGGATATGTTCAAGGCTGATAAACATCCCGGTATCGGTGCGCTTGATGGTCCCGTCACGGGACATCTGTTTGAATGAGTTAGCGGCCATTACGCAGTACCTTCACGAAGTTGGTTAGCGAATAACAGAGCCTGATTACCAGCGTAAACAATGCTTTCTTCTTGCTCTTCTTTCCCTATGGCAATAGTGACGTTTGCGTACTTTTCCACGCCAGTGGCCTGGATATCGCGAATAACCTGATCGGTTACTGGAGTTAACTCGCGTAATTCTCTCTGCGCCTCCAGCATGTGCATATTGGTCGGCGATTTGGTATGACGTTCAACGATGCGGTCGCACTCTTTGGCCCAACAATTAACATCGTCGCGTAAAACGGTGTTCTCTATGGCCAGTGCTTTACGCTGTTCCATTGACTCGCACAGCGCGACACCCTGAACATCGTAGCGGTTCGCCAGTTCATTCATCAGCCACTGGGAAGCAGGTGGCAGGAGAGGGGCAGCTTTACGGGCTGCATCGATCAGTTGTTCTCTGGTCATACGTGGTTGTAACTCAGTGACGTTCTGTGTGGTCGTCATGGTTAGTTTCTCCGTGTTATATGCGCCCTGCACGGCGCTGAATTTTGGTTGCACGAATCCCTCGCCAAAAGGCGAATAAAAGTTTTGGTTTCGTTTCAGTAAATGCCCCATGAAGAGGCACTTAGTGAAACGGGCGACTGCAATCGCCGGTAAGTTTCTCCACTCAATTGAAAGCGCGTTCCGCTAACGAACTGGCACTTAATGACAAGGGACAGAGCGCGCTTTCAGTTGAGTAAAAAGGGCGGTACCAGGGACTTCAAAGGTTGGTACTGGTACCGCCAAGACTCCACACAGCTTTCTTACTTCCTGGTACCACGCTGGCTACGTGATTCTGGTGCAGCATGCAGGATTCGAACCTGCGACCCACGGCTTAGAAGGCCGTTGCTCTATCCAGCTGAGCTAATGCCACAACTGGGAGCGCACTCCACCTGTTTCACACCTGTCACCCATAACTGGTAAGTAAAGGAGTGCGCTTTCATGTTGTGTGCCTGTCTTTTCACCACATCAGGCTCGGTGGTATTCTTGGAGTTCTCACACAACCAAGAAAATTAAAAATTGTGGAAAATCCATTATCTAAACTTGCTCTTGATGCCTGGTACAAGGTTCTTATCGTTATTGGAACTTTCGTCATCCTTCTCAACGGAGCTAATTTGCTTCCCAATTACCCCTTGAGAGAAACCTTTATCATCGGTCTCGGATGTATAATCTTTGGCATCGCAGAGTGGATGAATCATCCAATGCACGAAATTATTAAGCCAGCCAGGTACGGAGTTCCTACTCATACGATCACCGATAAAGGCTGGAAACCTTCTCTTATCGGATTGCTCCTTGATGTTTTTGGTATTGGCCTGATTGTTTTCGGATTCGTAAAACTGTTCTAAATCACAACCACATTTCGGGCACTTGTCATAAAGTGGTTTAGCTGTCATCCCAGCGGGAAGTCTAATCATCTTAACGTCTGCGCTTGTGCTCATTGCTATTCCCTCGATGCCATAAACCGTACTACCTGAAAAGTTGTGAAGTCATTTACTGGGTAACAACTTTAAGGTGTAATCTAGTTGTGGATAGATGAGTTGTCAACAACTTTATGTGGTTTGATTGAAAGTGGTAGCAATGTAAGGATGTAAAAAAAAGGAGGCTTTATGGAAGACAAGCTCTACGTATTTAACTACACACAAAACCGAAACAAACTTTTTGCTAATTTAATCAGCATCATTGATGGGATTTTGGCAGACGGACATGTAAGAGATGAAGAGGTGTTGTATCTAGACACCTGGTTACTTGAAGCAAACCAATCAATTCGCAACGGTGTTATAAAAAGTCTTAGTGCAAGGGTTTCTAAGATTCTATCAGATGGGATTGTTACAGATGACGAACGCGACGACCTAAAAACGCATCTGAGTGATATACAGAGAGAAATTCTTGATATCCCAGATGTGGATTTTTTTTCGACCGAATCAGATTTGCATCTCCTAAATGGACTTTGTAAAGGATTGATATCAGATCGCAAGTTGAGTGAGGACGAAGTTAGATACCTTGACTGGTGGCTAACGCAGAACGGTGCTTTGAAAAGCAACTATCCTGGTAAAGAGCTATACACTTTGGTGAAAGATATATTAAGTGATGGTGTCATTACTGCGGAAGAAAGTGAAATCTTACATAAGGCATTAGTAGACTTTACTGGTTGTGATCTGGAAAGTGGAGTTGTTGAGGGGCTATCTACAAAGCTTCCTTTAAATCATTCAGCTTCAGTAGAAATTAAAGGAAAAGTTTTCTGTTTAACTGGCGTATTTTTAGCTGGTAAAAGGTCGCATGTGGAAGACCTAATAAAAAATAGTGATGGTCAGATATCAAATGGCATTACTAAGAAAATTGATTATTTGGTTATAGGTACACTTTCATCCCGTGATTGGAAGTTCTCAAGCCACGGGAGGAAAATTGAAAAAGCAGTCTCATACAGAGATGATGAAGGGGCGAAACTTCAAATCATTTCTGAAGAGATGCTCTTTGCGGCCTTACCATGATCTTGAAGACCAGAATACTCGGCCTATAACGTGAATTCTTGCTCTTCTTTCATCAAAGTTGAGTACTTCATCTGGGTACTCTTCTTTGTTGAAGCTTCGTAGTATCAAACCACCATCAGGTTGATTTATAAGTACTTTGACACGAAGTAAAACTCCATCTCGTATTGCGTATAAATCTCCGTCTCTTATTGGCTTTGATTGAGATAAATCTACAGCAACATGATCACCATTGTTTAAAACTGGTAGAAGACTATTACCCCAGATTTTTACAATTCTTGCATTTGAAGGGCTAACACCAGATTTTCTTAGGTCTAAACGCCTTAGTGGAAATGAATCAACTATAGATTCCACTATTTCAGCCTCACATCCATTGCCAGCCGAAAGCTCAATATCAAGCACAGGTATATTGGCAAATACTTCAGGATCTAATTTAGCTTCTTCCAACTCTTCAACTACGAAATCGGACAGAGAACCATTCTCTTCTATTCCCAGTTGGAGCCACTTTTGAGAGACATTCAAAGCTTTTGCAATCTCTTTGATCTTTCTTGGTTGGAGAGTCTCCCCGTTTTCAATCTTTGCTACAGATTGCTGAGACAAGCCAATTTTATCAGCTAGTTGGGATTGGCTCATTCCCTGCTTTTCTCTGGCAATTTTTAATCGATCAGCAAGTGTATTCACAACTTTCCCCCTTTTTAATCTGAGGTTACAACTTTATGTTTTAGCTTTCCAACACCAAAAAGTTGTGATAAAAGTTGTTGAAGTTGTATAATCGAGTTTGAATACAACTTTTATCTACACACCTAGGAGAAAACTATGACACCTGAGCAGTTAGCCCTAACGGAGGCCATTAATGCTGCTGGTGGCCAGTCTGAATTAGCTCGGAAACTCTCTTTAAGCTCTGGGAAAGAAGTAAAGCAGCAGCAAGTCTGGAACTGGTTACACCGCGAAAAACGACCGCCAATTAAACAGTCTCAACACATAGAGAAAGTGACTGGAGTACTTAAAGAAAAATTACGACCTGATGTTTTCGAAAAGTCTACAGGTCCAACTGCGTGAACAAAACTACCAAAGGAAAAACAAGATGGTAGAGCAAACACTGAAAGAAGTAGTGAAGGCAATGTGTAAGGCGTACCCAGGAGGCCGTCAGGCTATGGCTGGCGCGTTAGGCATGTCAGAAACCCAGTTCAACAACAACCTGTACGAGAAAAACGGATGCCGGTTCTTTGAAGTAACTGAGCTGGAAGCGATGGAGGACATTTCCAACACGTCATTTGTTGCCGACTACTTTGCCAAGCGTCGCGGTGCACTGCTGGTGGACGTACCAAGCCTGGATGATCTTGACCGTGTTGACTTGTTTAGCCGTGCAATGCGTACAGCAGCTGCAAGAGGGCAAGTGGATCAGATTATCCAGAAGGCGCTTGAGGATGGAGTGATTGAAAAGCATGAAGCCGAAGAGATTCTGGATCATCACCGCCGTCATCTGGCAGCGCGTGAAGAAGAAATCCGCGCGATTGTGGCCTTATTCAGCCGCCGTCAAAAGAAGTGACGCCAGCGAGTGTGCAGCTCCTGGCGTCGTGGCGTGTCGTATTCAGTGGAGAAACTAACGCATGAACAGTGTAACAACACAGTACCGCAGGTCGCAACTTATTGCTCGACCTATGCCGGGTGGAAAAGGTCCGGCGCAGTTCGTGTATGGGGTAATGGTATCCGGATACTTTGAGCCTGTCTGCTACCAGTTTGCTGATTGGGTTGTAGGTGATTTCAACGGCCAGGCGGAGAAGGTCGAATGCGAGCACTCAACAGACGGTTCAAAGACAGCTACGGCGTCCCAGTCAGGGTTATCCGGTGGGAGCCAGAAACTCAACGGGTTATATACCTGCGCGACGGATACGAGCATGAGTGCTTCAGTCCTCTCGAACAGTTTCAGCGTAAATTCAGGGAAATAGAGGATCAGAATGAGCCTGTTAATGACATCCCGGCCAATAGTAATAAATCCTGACCTTGCATACAGCATTGGCCTGAATGAGGCGATTGCTTTGCAGCAGATTAATTACTGGCTGCAAGAAACCAAATCAGGCATGGAAAGTGATGGTGTTCGCTGGATCTACAACACGACAGAACAGTGGCTGGAGCAGTTCCCGTTCTGGTCTGAGTCAACCCTGAAGCGTACCTTCACCCGCCTGAAGACACTCGGTGTGCTCAAAATTGAGCAACTGAACAAGTCCCAACGCGACATGACCAACTTCTACACGATCAACTATGAAAGCGAGCTTTTAGATGAAGTCAAAGTGACCGAATCGAAGAGGTCAAAATGCGCTGTTCCATCAGGTCAAAATGACACGATGGAAGAAGTCAAAGTGACACGCTCCATCAGGTCAAAACGAATCGATGTCATCAGGTCAAAATGCACTGATGATCCTACAGAGAATACAACAGAGAGTACTACAGAGAATAAAACCCCTTCTTGTCCGGAAGCTTCGCAACCGGACGCTTTGGTTAATCCAAATGATTTTCTGTCTCGTCATCCAACAGCGGTGGTTTTCAGTGCAGCAAAACGTCAATGGGGAACTCAGGAAGATTTAACCTGCGCGGAATGGATCTGGGGAAAGATTATCCGACTGTACGAACAAGCCGCTGAGTCTGATGGTGAACTGGTTCGCCCTAAAGAACCTAATTGGGTTTCCTGGGCTAACGAGGTTCGTCTGATGTGCACTCAGGATAATCGCAATCACCGCCAGATCTGCGAGCTGTACGGTCGTGTAAATCGTGATCCCTTCTGGTGCAAAAATATTCTCAGTCCTTCGAAGCTGCGTGAAAAATGGGATGAGTTGTCTCTGAAGTTATCAGCGTCAGCCAGCAAACATGAGGTTCGAGAGGACCCAATGTTTAAATCCAAATACGAGTGCGATACACGCATTCCTGAAGGATTCAGGGGGTAATGATGAGCATTCTGAAAACGGTACAGATGTTTATTGCCATGAACCCCGGCTCCACGACCAGAGACATCATCGAAGGTCTGACCCAATACAGCCAGGACCAACTTCAACTCACTGTTTGCCGACTTTATGGTTCAGAACTGGCAACACGTAAACGTGATGGCCGTCAATTCCGTTACTACGCGGAACCGCCAGCAGATTGCCACTTCGAGGTGTTTGAACCAACTCCTGAAGTCAGCGCCCTGATGGAAACGGCGAAAGGCCTGGAGTCGAAAGGTCTTTTTCACCGTGCCGCGACGATTTACATGGAGGCGTTCAGCGCATCAGCCATTGAATCAGAGAGAGCGGCAATACTGGCAGAACGTCAGCGCTGCCTTGGCCTGGCTAAACCAGCAGTTGTTACCGAAGACGGATGCTATCTGGCTGGTCGATTTTCGGGAGGCCGTTAATGAACTATTCACTGATTTACGCCGATCCACCGTGGGAATACGGGAACACCATCAGCAATGGCGCAGCGGAAAACCATTACGGCACGATGAAACTCATCGACATAAAACGCCTGCCTGTCTGGGAGCTGGCTGCGGAAGATTCCGTTCTGGCCATGTGGTTCACCGGTACACATACCCGTGAAGCGATCGAACTTGCTGAGGCATGGGGTTTTAAGGTTCGGACCATGAAGGGATTCACCTGGGTGAAGTTTAACTCACTGGCAGAACAGCATATCAACAAAGCGCTTCAGGCTGGTGGAGTAGAGGACTTTTACGACTTCCTCGACCTGTTGAACGCACAGACCCGAATGAATGGAGGTAATCATACCCGTGCCAATACCGAGGATCTGCTAATTGCCACCAGAGGGAAAGGTCTTGAGCGTCAGAACGCCAGTATAAAACAGGTTATCTACAGCCCACTCGGCGAACACAGCCAGAAGCCTGCAGAAGCGCGTTACCGTCTGGAGCAATTATACGGCGATGTGTCACGCATTGAGTTGTTCAGCCGCTGCGCTGTTCCCGGCTGGCATCACTGGGGAAATCAGGCAGAAAACCCTGATGTAATCATGTTCCCTGGTTACGTTGCTAAACCTGCTCCGTTGCTGGAGGTGGTTTATGCAGGACGTTGAAGCACGTAACGCTCTTCGTAACATCGCCAGAAGATGCAACGAGGAAATAACCGCTAAACGCAAGGCTAACCCTGGTATGAATTGTGACGAAATAGCCAGGCCGATTTTTAACGGTGCCATGGGGATGGTTAAGCAGCTTGGCTTTACGCCATCTCATTTGTATCTCGAAGTCGGGATTTTGAACAAGCGGATTAAGGAGCGCTGAAGTGAACAAACTTACCGTGAGACAAAGTGAAGTACTTGGTTCGATCGTGAACTATCAGCGCCGGTTTGGATTCCCTCCAACGATATGTGAACTGCATCACCAAACGCGGCAGCTGATCATGTGAAGGCCATAGCGAAGAAGGGATATATCTCAGTTGTGCCTGGAGTATCCAGGGGGATTACCGTTACTTCAGCAAACGATGAGGCAGACGCGATATCGATCATAAAGTCACTCATTAACGGTGATAGTGATTCAAAAGAACGCGCCTTGTCATGGCTGGAAGCGAGAGGTGTTCAGCAATGAAATTAACGTTGCCATTCCCGCCAACGGTTAACACCTATTAACCGTGTAACTGAAAATATGGTTACGTACTGAATTTTGTCGTGGGGATGTCTCAGCCTATAGCGCCAGGGGTTTCCAGGGGGATTACCGTGATTTCAGCAAACGATGAGGCAGACGCGATATCGATCATCAAGTCACTCATTAACGGTGATAGTGATTCAAGAGAACCCGCCTTGTCATGGCTGGAAGCGAGAGGTGTTCAGCAATGAAATTAACGTTGCCATTCCCGCCAACAGTTAACACCTATTACCGGTCCCCTGATCGTGGAGCGCTAAAGGGTAAGCATCTGATAAGTGAGATGGGGAGGAAGTTCAAGAAGAACGTTTATGCCTCTGTTGTGCAGCAGTACGGCGGTATACCGAAACCAGTTAACGTCAACGTTGAGGTAAACATAGTTCTTTTCCCGCCAGATAACAGACGGCGGGATCTGGACAACTACAACAAAGCGCTTTTCGACGCACTGACGAATGCCAGAGTCTGGGAAGACGATAGTCAGGTTAAACGGATGGCTATCGAGTGGGGTCCGGTAGCAAAGCCCGGAAGAGTAGAGATCAATATTAATCACTATAAATAACTGATCAAACATACAGCTCACAATGCAAGCGCATATATCAGGCAGTAAAATACAGAAACACGCGTAGTGGGGTGCAGCCCGCTTCGCATTTCAAAAGTGGAGACAGAACATGCAGCAGATGAGCATAACCGTAACGTGTCCTACCCACCATGCCGCAACAACGGGACAGCAGATCACCATGTCCAGCCGTGAGATAGCGAAACTGGTTGATTCCCGGCATAGCAATGTCTGCGTAACGATAGAGCGCCTTATGAATTCCGGTGTGATTGGAGGGTATGCTGCATTGCAGTACACCCATCCCCAGAACGGTCAGACCTACCATCACTATGAAGTGAACAAACGAGACAGCTATGTCATCGTTGCTCAATTATCGCCGGAGTTTACCGCCCGACTTGTTGACCGCTGGCAGGAGCTGGAGAGCAACGGTGGAATGGTTGTCCCCCGGTCACTTCCTGAGGCCCTGCGCCTTGCTGCTGATCTGGCAGAACAGAAACAGCGCCTGAGTGAAGAACTGGCAGTAGCTGCACCGAAGGCCGAGTTCGTTGATCGTTATGTTACGGCTACTGGGTCAATGACATTCCGACAGGTTGCCAAGCTGCTTAATGCTAAAGAGCCGGAGTTTGCGATGTTCCTGATTGAGAACGGCATCATGTACCGGCTTAACCGTGTTCTCACGCCAAAGAGCAAGCATATCGAAGCAGGGCGCTTCGAGGTGAAGACAGGAACGACAAACCAGACAAATTACGCGTTCAATCAGTCCCGCTTCACCGCCAAGGGTGTTCGCTGGATTGGTGGTCTGTGGGCAGAGCATGTTGCTAAGGGGCAGGTAGCGTGAGGGCATTACTGACACCTGAAGTGGCACCGATGACCGGGGTAGTGATATTTCGCCCAGGCAGTGAACTGATGCATCTGTTCATACGTGGGCGTGTTCTTATCGAGCCGCAGGCAGAGTCAATGGCTGAGTTACCGTCTGGCATGCTGCCGGAGACTTCTCAGGAGCTTCAGAGCGATCCGTTGATGCGTGATGTCTTCGAAAATCAGAAGGTCATACATCGTGCTGGTGGACTGAATTCACTGGATGCCTGGCTCGAAAGAAAACTGGAATGTCAGTACCCACACAGTGAGTGGCATGATCGCAACTACACCATCACCCGGCATGCGCCTGGCTCAATCCGCACGTGCTGGGGCTGTGACTTAAAAATTCGTGATCAGTTCACTGAAGGTCTGGCGGGTATAGCCCGTGAAAACCTGGTATCCTGGCTACTGAAGGTTGTAAACGGCCAATTAGGTTTCAGTGAGGACCACATTCTGACGCTGCCGGAGTTTTGCTGGTGGATGGTCAGGAACGACCTGGCTGAAGAGATACCTGAAGCCGTAGCCCATAAAGCCCTTCGTCTGAAGGAAGAGATTAACCAGTCGGTAACACGTGAAAGCGATATTGTTCCGACATTACCCGCTCAACAACTGGTACAGGAGAAAGCGAAAAAGTTAGTGGCGATGAAGGTAGACCCGGAAACGCCGGAATCCTTCATGCTTAAACCCAAGCGTCGTCGCTGGGTAAATGAGAAATACACGAGATGGGTTAAGGCCCAGCCGTGCGTCTGCTGTAACAAGCAAGCTGACGACCCCCACCATCTGATTGGCCATGGGCAGGGTGGAATGGGTACAAAGGCACACGACCTGTTTGTGATTCCTCTGTGCAGAGAGCATCACGACGAGTTGCATGCTGATCCTGTGGCATTTGAAGCGAAATACGGTGACCAACTGGTCTTGGTGTTTCGGATTATAGATCGTGCGCTGGCAATCGGCGTACTGGCGTAAGTGGAGACGCTCATGGATCTCGATAATGTTGTTAAATTTTTTGCCCCAAAAGGAATGCATATTTCCGATAGTGTTCGCGCTACCGCTAGTGAACAACTAACAGTAACTGATGTTATGGCAGCTCTTGGCATGACCCAGGCAGACGCTGGAATTGGCCTTGCCATGTATCTTGGTAAGGCTGGGGTAAGTAAGCAGGACAGAGAAGCATCAATAAACTGGCTTGCTGAATACGCCAAAGAATCCGCGCCTTTTGCAGTTCGCCGCCTAGCTGGTAAAAAATTCCCTCTATGTATGCTCATCTTGGCTAAGTTCGCCTATAACGACTATGCATCATCAGCTGCTGATGTATTCGATTGTCCTAAATGCAATGGCAAAGGGCTAATTGAAAAAGTTGTAACGGTAACTAAAAGCCATTACACAATGAGGCTTCCGCAATGGGCCAAAGACTTCGGGCAGTCACCATCTGATTTCGAAAAGAAGCGTGAGGTTAAGGATATTGAGCAATCACTCTGCACTAAATGTCACGGAACCGGAAAGCTAAGCAAGCGCTGCCAGTGTGGTGGGACAGGAAAGACGCTGGACCGAAAAGCAACAGATCTTCAGGGCGTACCGGTTTATAAGGAATGCAAACGCTGTGAAGGTCGCGGTTACAGCAGACCAAAATCCTCCGTTGCTTACCGGGGTATCTTTTCCGAACTCCCAAGCCTTCCAGATCGTACTTGGCGCTATAGCTGGAAACCATTCTATGAAATGCTCGTTTCTCGTTGTTTCCAGGAAGAGAACTATTCAAATACACAATTGAAAAAAGTTACCAGAAACGAAAGTTTGAGCGATATCGCGTAATTTAGCGTCAATTTACTTGCAATGTTGCCGTTTTTGAGTTAATTTGACACTAACGATGGGCATTGTATGTCTACGGTTAGGAATAAAATTTAATAACCTCGCTACGGCGGGGTTTTTTTATGGATGACCGCCGCCAATAAGACAAAGAGCGGGGAGTGATAAGGAGTCTACATGTTCCAGCCGACCTTAAAGCTCACATAGGCAGGACCACAATTAAACTCTGCGCAAACCAAGGTTGAGCGCCCTGTACCAGTAAGCAGGACCATTTTAAGGCTGCGCATTGCGTGGCCTTTTTTATTTCCCCTCAATTTGAGAGGACTCACAGCAATAAGAGGGGGCTTAATGTCCGATCCTGTTTCTGGCACTACGGTCGCGGCTGGTGGCCTGATGGGAGCCAGCGTATTTGGTCTTGCAACCGGTATTGATTATGGCGTGGTATTTGGCGCATTCGCTGGTGCAGTATTTTATGTAGCGACAGCGGCAAATATCACACGAGTACGACTGATTGCTTACTTCATGACGTCATTCATTGTTGGCGTTCTTGCTGCTGGCCTGGTTGGTTCAAAGTTGTCACAAGCTACCGGGTATAGTGACAGGCCATTAGACGCACTTGGTGCTGTTGTAGTGGCGGCGATGACAATCAAAGTGCTCACATTTTTCAACAGTCAGGATTTGGGAAGCCTGTTCAGTATTCTTTCGCGATTCCGTGGAGGAGGGGCCAGCAATGGTAACAAGTGATCCGTCAGCGATGGTGAATGCAGGTATTTGTGCGGTCATCGTCCTTGTCCTGATGTTCTACCAGCGTGAAGGGGCAAGGCATCGCCCCGCTATATCATTGCTGGCTTACTTCTTTGTGCTGGTTTATGCCAGCGTCCCTTTCCGTTACCTGTTCGGCCTCTACCAGGAGTCACACTGGATGGTGGTCATCGTAAACCTTCTTATTTGCGCTGCCGTCTTATGGGCTCGTGGGAACGTGGCGCGTCTCGTTGATACGCTGAGGCATTAATGAACCAATCACAATTTCAACAGGCGGCTGGTGTAAGCGCTGGGTTAGCTTCGCGCTGGTTTCCGCATATTGATGCTGCGATGAAAGAGTTCGGCATTGTTAAGCCCGAAGACCTGGCAATGTTTATCGCTCAGGCAGGACATGAATCAGCAGGATTTACCGCGCTGGTGGAGAGCTTCAACTACACCCCTGCTGCTCTGCTGACCACCTTTGGACGCCGCATTACGAACTATCAGGCATATATGCTTGGGCGTGACAAAGAAAAAGGGCAGGTAGCCAATCAGCCAGCCATTGCAAATCTGGTGTACAGCAATCGCCTCGGAAACAAAGCATCAGGTGATGGGTGGAAATATCGTGGCCGTGGACTGATTCAGATTACCGGTCTTGATAATTACCGCCGCTGCGGAACGGGATTAAAACTGGATTTAGTCAGTAATCCTGAGTTGCTGGAAAAGGATATCAACGCTTCACGATCAGCCGCATGGTTCTACGCCACCAGCGGATGCCTGAGCTACTCCGGCGATCTGGTTCGCATCACTCAGATCATCAATGGTGGGCAGAACGGCATTAACGACCGCCGTGCACGCTACGCCAAAGCAAAATCGGTGCTCTCATGATTAAGTGGCTGGTTCTTGTCATTCCACATTGGGAAACGGACACGGTTGTTTTGCAGGAGAAGGGTGACGAATTACATATCGTTTGCAGTTATAGCGATATTAAACCTGGCGAGGTGTTCGACGGGATGTGTGAACTTAAAACCTTCACATGGCTTAACTGGTCTTTCCCATACGGTCAGCCTATCAACGTCCGCTCATTTGAACCAAAGGTAATCGCATGAGCATTGTAGAAATTATTATCGGCGTTATTGGTGCAATTATGGTTGCAGCTGCCGGTGGTTTTGGTGTTGGTCATTTGCGAGGCACCAATAAAGCGGAAGCCAAAGTAGATCAGCAACGCACTGAAGAACGCGCAGCAGCTACTGAAGCCGTTGCAGAACGCCGGGTGGAGACAACAAAAGGAGCCAGGGATGTACAGCAGACTGTTAATCATCTTCCTGATGACGATGTTGACCGTGAGTTGCGCGAAAAATTTACCCGCAAAACCTGAAGTAACGGACACGGCCTGTGACTGGGTGAATATCATCTACATAACCGAGCACGACATTGAGGTAATGGATCGCCAGACTAAGAAAGATGTGTTGACGCATAACCGGTCTGTTCAGCGCAACTGTCAAAATAAAATTACTACGGCCTCGCAATAGCGGGGCTTTTTACTAACTGAGGGTAAAGAATGTCATCTCCAATCATGAAGTATTTCGCATATCAGCATCTCCCGGTGCACCTGCAGGAAGTGAGTAAGCCAATTGGCGATCTTGCGACACTGATGGATGAGTCACTGCCGGATGGCGCTGAAAAGTCTGCTGGCCTCCGTAAGCTTCTCGAAGCCAAAGATGCGCTGGTGCGCGCCAAGCTGGGTTAAGCCATTCCAAAGCTCACCTGCTGGTGGGCTTAACAGGTAGCATTACAGCAGGCATTCACTGAGTGTCTGCGATAATGATTTATCAACGCACTTGTAAACGGTATTCTAGACCTCCAATTATGATAAGGAGGTTTTTGTGGTTAAAAATTTAGAATACATGAAGGGTATGCTTGAGGTATTTTTGAAAGCGAAAACCCCTTTTATATCTACAAAAGACTTAGCTGAAGCTGGGTATGATATCTGCTCGAATGAAGGTATGTTTCATTATCTACTTCTTATTGAGCAAGGTTATATCAGTAATAAAGATCTGATAACGAATGATATAACTAAACTGGGCTACATGCGCCATCGTGGCTATATGCTAGATATGGGTACTGAAGTGCGGCTATCTGCGCAGGGACAAGAGTTCGCCCAGGCATTAAATGAGCCTACGGTTTTTGAGAAGTTAAAGTCAATGAGCGATGCCCCCTTGAGTACAATCAAAGATGTTGGGCTGGAGTTAACAAAGGCATATTTAAAGAAGAAATTTGGCCTCGAGTAAATTTTCTACCCTCACGGGCTAAGTAATTTTGTGATGGTTATTCGCAATGAGTATCTCTAGCCACTGGCATTTGCTGGTGGCTTTTTTATTGCGCTTCGCACGCGCACATCAAAGAGAGTCTTTCAGTAGTGAGCCTGGGTGATGCCGTTAGGTTGCGTTTACCTATCGGGCGGCATTGCCGTGCGACAGGCTCACGTCTAAAAGGAAACGCACATGAAGTATCAGCTTGCAAAATTGTATCGCGGTGATCGTTTCTTCGGGTATGGAATAGCCGTAGGTGGCTTGCTTATTGATGGTCAGGTTTCAACGGTGGTAGAAACTGCGCCAAATGAAATGCCGAAAGTAATTGCGACATTTAATCTCAGCAATGAACATTCAGAAAAACAACCACGAATTGATTTAGACAACCCAAGAGCTTCTAACGAATTCCAGATTGTAATCCATCCAGATAAGACATTAACCGTTGAGCAGTTAAAAGAGTTGGGAGAAACGGTGAAAGGATTTCTTACCAAGCATAATTTGTCTGATGGTGGTTTATGGAAGTATTAATAAACGGGGTGCGTTTTACACCAGAAGGCGATAACAAAGTACGTATTGGGATAGCAATCACAACCCATAATCGTCATGAAGTGCTTAAGCGTGCCATTGAGCAGCACATGAAGCATCTTCCATCTGGTGCGCTGGTGGTTGTGATAGACGATGGTTCAAATCCTGCCGCTGTTGTACCGGATAACGTGAATCTGGTTCGACATGACCAATCATGCGGTATTGTCGCTTCGAAGAACGCCAGCCTGACCGCGCTGGTGGACGCCGGGTGTGATCATCTCTTTCTGTGGGATGATGATGCATGGCCAATCGCTGATAACTGGCATCTCCCTTACATCGAATCTCCAGAGCCGCATCTGGCTTATCAATTTCTCGATCTGGCTGGCCCACGAAAAATAAACGATATGACCGTCCTATATCGGGATGATAAGCATATCGCTTACACCGGGCAGCGCGGCGTTATGCTTTATTACCACCGCAGCGCCATTGATAAGGTTGGCGGCTTCGATCCGGTATACGGGCGTGGCATGTACGAGCATCCTGATCTGGCGCTTCGCATTCACAACGCAGGGTTATCGACCTGGGCGTTTGCGGATGTTGCGGGCTCTGAAAAGCTCATTCATTCGATGGATGAGTACGAAGAGGGTGCGCGTTCAATTCCCCGACCTGAGCGTGAAGCGTTAGCAAAAGCTAATGCTGTTATTTATAGCGACAGACGCGATAACGGTTACACCGCATACGTTCCTTTCAGGAAACAGCGCAACGTGGTGATTACGGCATTGCTGACCAGCCAGAATGATCCACAACGTCAGGTAAGGATGAAAGCGTCTCCTGAGTTGGTTCAGGGATGGGCAACGTCTATTCGTGGCGCTGATGCAGTAGTACTGGCTGACGAATTGGATACAGCACCGAAAGGTGCGAACCTTTTCAAAGTGTCACCTTTGTCAATGAGTCCGTATTTCGCACGATGGCTGCATATTTATCAGTATCTGCGTGCTCATCCAGAGTATCGCCTTATCTGGTGTACTGATGGTACCGATGTCGAAATGCTTAGAGAGCCATGGGCAGAAATGCAGCCGGGTAAAATTTACGTGGGCTCAGAGCATAAGACGTATGCCGATGAATGGATGAAGTCCAATCACCACGGCAAAGCATATAGCGAGTTCATCGAGAAGCACATTGATGAACCGCTGCTCAACGCTGGACTACTTGGTGGTAGTCGTGACGATGTAATGGAGTTTGCTCACAGGATCATCAGACAGTATTACCTGATTGAAAGCCATCATTTCTGGAGGATGGAGACAGCTCGCCCCGCGCTGGTCGATATGGGTGCTTTCGGTATGGCTGCGAAGTCATTTGGCAATAGAGTCGTTACCGGCCCTAAGGTTCATACCATTTTTAAAACTGATGGTATCGGTAAGGAGTTCGCATGGTTTCGCCACAAGTAATGTTTGTGGTTATTGGTCATCATGTTCGCCGTAAACAGGCATTGATTTTGGCTGAATCTATTGGTGCAACCCTGATGATTGATACTGATGATCACGGTGCTAACTGGAATCATCGCCGCGCGCTGGAGTGGGCAGCCAATCAATCATGCCGTGTGGTAGTGCTTGAAGATGATTCTATGCCAGTTGCTGGTTTCTGCGAAAAGATTGCTGTATGGCTTGCACGTTATCCGGATGCACTGTGTTCATTTTATCTAGGCACTGGCCGTCCACCACAGTATCAACTGGAGATAGCATCAAAGCTAATAGCAGCTGATAAGGCCAGAGCTGACTTCATTACATTGCCGCGTCTTATTCATGGCGTCTGTTACAGCGTACCTCAGCAACATATCAAGAGAGTGCTGGATAAATGGAACCACAATAAAGCAGCAGACTATGCAGTCGGTGATGCTTACGGTGGCCCTGTTGTCTATCCATGCTACTCACTTGTTGACCACGCTGATGGACAGCCAGTAGAACCAGCCAGAGACAATCAGCCAAGAACAGAACGCCGCAGAGCATGGAGGTTACATGTCTAAGCTAAAGACACTACGGCCGCGCCTGAAAGCTATCGACACCCGAAGAATAAAGCCTGTCTATGGTGAGAATCGTCGAGTGAGTGGAAGCGCAAGGGTAAGCCTTAAGCGTCGTATCTATGTGCGCGACGGTGGTCACTGCTGTATGTGTAATCAAGTAGTAGACCTGCATGATAGCGAGCTTGATCACCGCATAGCACTACAGTTCGGTGGTGACAACGATGAGAGCAACCTCTGGACGCTGTGCATTGATTGCCACTCAGGTAAGTCATCGCGCGAAGCATCAATGAACCATCCTGACAGTGAGGCTCTGAAGCACTCTGTGCCGAAAGATAAATCGCAAGACGGCATCGTAATTATCTGACCAAACACCGGGGGGGTATCAGTGGGTGTCAACGCCGATCGCGCTGGACACCGCGCCCCCTCTCACGCGTAGAAAAAATTCCCTTTTGGAGGGTGTTAACGTGTTAACAGGACAGAAGCGCAAGTTCGCACAGGCGCGGATGTCCGGTTCATCCCAGGCTGAAGCAGCCCGTAAGGCCGGTTACTCCGAGAAAACCGCAAGGTCTCAGGGTTCACGGCTGGCAAAAGACCCGGATATCATCGCTTACATTGAAAAAAATGGAGCAGGTGATAAGCCTTCAAAATTTGTTGGGCTGCCAATTCCTCCATCAGAAACGGTGGGAAAAGATCTACCCATGGAGGTAGAGTCAGTACCGACCCTGAACAAATATGAAGATCCTCTTGAATTCCTGAAATCTGTCATGAATGACCCAACTCTTGAACTTGATGACAGAAAAGACGCAGCGAAGGCGATGCTTCCATACATTCATCAGAAAAAAGGTGAGGGTGGGAAAAAGGAAGCGAAAGGCGCAGCCGCAAAAAATGCAGCCAATAAGTTTGCCGTTCCTGCACCGCCGAAACTTGTAGTAAACAACCGGGGGTGATGAATGCCAGAATGGACTACAGCATGCCCTGACTGGAGTGAACGACTTAAGCGCGGTGATTCGATAATTCCACCACCGATTTATCCTGAACAGGCAGAGATAGCGCTTAATATTTTCAAGCAACTGAAAATTGTTGATGCGCCAGGCTCTCCAACGTTTGGTGAGTCGTGTGCCAATTGGGTGTTTGATCTGGTTGCGGCGCTTTTCGGTTCGTACGATGCCGAAACAGGAAGGCGGCATATCACGGAAGTTTTCGTACTAATACCGAAAAAAAACAGTAAATCTACACTTGCTGCCGGAATTATGATGACGGCACTGCTTCTCAACTGGCGACAAGCTGCCGGCTACACAATTATTGCCCCAACTGTAGAAGTAGCAACGAACGCATTTAACCCCGCGCGAGATATGGTTAAGCGTGATGATGACCTTGATGATCTTTGCCAGGTACAAACGCATATTAGGACCATTACTCACCTGGTGAGCGATACCACGCTGAAGGTTGTTGCAGCAGATGCAAACACTGTTTCTGGGATTAAATCAGTAGGAACGCTGATTGATGAACTTTGGCTATTCGGAAAGCAGGCAAATGCGGAGGATTTACTTCGTGAAGCGATAGGTGGTTTGGCATCTCGTCCTGAAGGATTCGTGATGTACACCACTACGCAATCAAACGAACCTCCAGCCGGTGTTTTTAAACAAAAACTTCAGTACGCTCGCGACGTTAGAGACGGGAAAATTATTGATCCAAACTTTCTTCCCGTTATTTTCGAACACCCGCCAGAAATGGTTGCCAACGGCGATCACCTTCTTCTTGAAAATATGCCGATGGTTAACCCTAACTTGGGGTATTCGGTCGATGAGCAGTTTCTTAATCGTGAGTTTAGGAAAGCCAAAGAAGCAGGACAAGAAGCATTTCGTGGATTCATGGCAAAGCACGCGAACATAGAGATTGGTTTGGCGTTACGTGCTGACCGATGGGCAGGTGCTGATTTCTGGGAGCAACAAGCAGAAAGGGTAAGTTTTGAAGATATTATACAACGCAGCGAGGTCATCACGGTTGGTATTGATGGTGGTGGTCTTGATGACCTACTTGGACTGTCAATAACCGGCAGAGATAAAGACACGCGAAAATGGCTATCCTGGAGCCATGCTTGGGCCCACGAAATTATGCTTGAACGCCGTAAAAGCGAGATATCGAAACTGCGTGATTTTGAAAAGGCCGGAGACTTCACCATTGTAAAGCGAGTTGGTCAGGACACAGAGCAAGTTGCAGAGTACGTCAGCAGAATTTATGAAGCTGATTTGCTGGATAAGATTGGTATTGACCCGGCAGGCGTTGGACAAATTCTGGATGCACTGGTTGAGGCAGGAATCCCTCCTGAACTGGTAGTCGGTATCAGTCAGGGCTGGCGACTTGGCGGCGCGATAATGACTACCGAGCGAAAACTTGCTGAAGGCGTACTGATTCACGGCGGACAGCCGATGATGGCCTGGTGCGTTGGTAACGCAAGGGTAGAACCAAAGGGTAACGCCATCCTGATTACCAAACAGGCCAGCGGGAAAGGGAAGATTGACCCCCTTATGGCGCTATTTAATGCCGTCTCGTTAATGGCACTGAATCCAGAGGCGAAGAAACAAGATTACCAAGTATTTTTCATATAACACACACGTCAGTTAATAACCCGCTACGGCGGGTTTTTTCGTTTCTGGAGGACAGAAAATGAAGCTTGACCGCGCATGTACCATCATGACGGTGAAAGCGGTGGATGAGGATAAACGGATTATCACCGGCATTGCCTCCACACCATCACCAGACCGTGACGGCGACATTATGGAGCCTGACGGCGCGAAGTTTGGCAGTGAAAACCCTTTTTTATGGCAGCACGACAGGTCTCAGCCTATCGGTAATTGCTCGGCGAAAAAGGTGAAAGAGGGGCTGCAAATTACAGCCCAACTTGTTAAGCCAACACCTGATATGCCATCGCAGCTGGTTGCCAGACTTGAAGAAGCGTGGGCATCAATTAAGTCAGGGCTCGTAAAAGGTCTGTCGATTGGTTTTAAGCCCATCAAATACGCTTATCTCGACTCTGGCGGCATTCAATTCCTCGAATGGGAATTACTCGAAGTCTCTGCCGTAACCATTCCCGCTAATTCTGAGTGTTCAATTCAGACAGTTAAATCTTTTGACCGCCAGTTACTCGCCGCGCTTGGCAATGAGAAACCCGTGGTTAAAGCAAATCAATCCGCTGGCGCTACAGCACAAAAACAAACTTCTCAAAAAGGAAAACCAACGATGAATATCGCTGAACAGATCAAAAGTTTTGAAAACAAGCGTGCAGCGCTGGCCGCTTCACTGAATGACATCATGAGTAAAGCCGCTGATGAAGGTCGTACTCTCGACGCAGAAGAGACGGAAAAGTACGACAATACATCTTCTGAAATTAAAGCAGTTGATGACCATCTTTGTCGTCTTCGCGATATGGAATCCAGTATCGCTGCATCGGCAAAACCGGTTATCAAGACAGCTAATGGTGATGTGACAGTTGTAAATCAGGCACCCGCAGTCATTCGAGTACCTCCAAAACTGGAAAAAGGTATTGCGATGGCACGCTTCACCAAAGCTCTGGCAGCCGCTAAAGGTGTCCGCTCTGAAGCGCTTTCAATTGCGAAGAGCAAATATCCTGAAGATGCCAAACTCCATCACGTTCTTAAGGCCGCTGTAGATGCAGGGACAACCACTGACCCAGCGTGGGCAGGTTCATTAGTTGAATACCAAGATTTCGCGAATGACTTCGTCGATTTCTTGCGTCCACAAACCATTATTGGCCAGTTTGGTGTGGGTAATATTCCTTCACTGCGCGATGTGCCTTTCAACGTTCGAATTCCCGTACAAACTTCAGGCGGTGCAGCGCAGTGGGTTGGTCAGGGTAAGGCCAAACCACTGACAAAATTTGATTTCTCAAACATCACATTTGGTTTCTCAAAAGTTGCCGCCATTTCTGTTCTTACAGAAGAGTTGATCCGCTTCTCTAATCCAAAAGCAGATGTTCTGGTTCGAAACTCTCTTGCTGAATCCGTTATTGCACGCCTGGATACTGACTTTGTAGATCCTACGAAAGCAGAAGTTTCAGGAATTTCCCCTGCATCTATCACTAATGGTGCGACAACCATCCCAAGCACCGGTGATCCTGATGCAGATAGCACTGCGGCATTTGAAGTGTTTATCAATGCAAATCTTCAGCCTACTGGCGCAGTATGGTTGATGTCCAGTTCAACGGCGCTGGCCATCTCCAAGCGTAAAAATGCCCTTGGGCAGAAAGAATATCCAGACATGACCATGTTTGGTGGCACGTTTGAAGGCCTACCGGCCATCGTTTCTCAGTATGTCGGAAATCAACTGATCCTGATGAACGCTCCAGATATCTATCTCGCTGATGAAGGCGGTGTTGCTGTTGATATGTCAACTGAAGCATCACTGGAAATGGAATCCGAGCCTACTGGTGATAGCGTCACGCCAACGCCTGTCGAATTGGTGTCCATGTGGCAGACAAATAGCGTAGCCATCCGCGCAGAGCGCTGGATCAACTGGAAACGTCGCCGTACTGCAGCTGTAGCAGTGATCAGTGGTGTTAATTACTCTTCCGGGCAGACCAGCTAAACAGGAGGGCGGGGGAAACCCCGCCATTTCAGATGGCAAAAATCAGATACCTTCAGCGTACACATGACTCATTGCCAGGTGATGAGAAAATTGTGAATGACCAGTGCGCAAAGGTGCTGGTTCTGCTGAAAAAGGCGGAATACGTAACCGGCAAAAAAGCAGGGGTGCGTAAAAGTAAAAAAGAAAACGCGGAGAATGGCTGATGTGGAATCCTTTTAGACGGAAAGAGAAAGCACTACAGCAACCATCATCTCGCGGCTGGACTCCGATATTTTCATTTGTCAGAGAACCCTTTGCAGGTGCATGGCAAAGAAACATGGAAATCCGGAATGAAACCGTACTTTCTTACTACGCGGTGTTTTCCTGTATTACCCTGATTGCCAGTGACATTTCAAAGATGTCGCCAGCCGTTCAGGCGAAAGATTCTAACGGTATCTGGAAAGAAATCTCAGATGCCAATTTCGAGACAATAATCAGCAAGCCAAACCAGTTTCAGAACACAATTCAGTTTTTTGAAACGTGGATGAACTCAAAGCTTTCTCGCGGTAACACCTACGTGATGAAGGTTAAAAACAGTGCCGGAAAGATTACAGAACTTCGCATTCTTGACCCTGATAAAGTCACGCCACTGGTAGCTGATGATGGTTCTGTTTTTTACCAAATCAGTCCTGACCAGATTAGCGGGTTGCCAACACAAGTAACCGTACCAGCGCGAGAAATCATTCACGATCGCTTCAACTGCCTCTTTCACCCTCTGATTGGTATTTCCCCCATCTATGCCTGTGGGCTCGCGGCAATGCAGGGTAAGCACATTCAGGAAAGCTCTGCTTTCTTCTTTAAGAATGGAGGTAAGCCAAGCGGTGTTATTACTATTCCAGGATCAGTTGATGCGGAAAAAGCCAAAGAAATAAAAGAAGCCTGGGATGCCGGTTATACAGGGGAAAATGCAGGAAAGACTGGCCTGTTGTCTGGTGGTGCAGAATACAAAGCGATAACAATGTCGGCAGTCGATGCGCAGACCGTTGAACAGCAGAAACTCTCTGCAGAAATGGTTTGTTCTGCTTTTCACGTCCCGGCATATAAAGCTGGCGTTGGCGAAATCCCAAGCTCTGATAACGTTGAAGCTCTTGAACAACAATATTACTCACAGTGCCTGCAGGTACTGATTGAGTCTATCGAGTCGCTTCTGAAAGAAGCTTTCGAACTGGATTCTAAAAAGCGAGTAGAGCTTGATATTGGTGCGCTTCTACGCATGGACAGCGAACGCAGAATGAAAGCGCTGGGTGATGGAGTTAAAAACACTATTCTTACACCAAACGAAGCGCGAAAAAGCGAAAACCTTCCTCCGGTTGAGGGTGGTGATTTGCTCTTCCTGCAACAACAGAACTATAGCCTACCGGCACTGGCCAGACGTGATGCATCAGATGATCCTTTTGGTAAAGGGCAGCCACAGGCGCAGACATCTACAGCACCGGAAGACGAAAGTGGCAAAGCATTAACCGAGACAGAACTTTTCGCGGCGAAATCAATGCTCAGAGGATTATTAACAAAATGAATGAACGTGAATTATCCCTGATAAAGGCGCTTGGTGAAGAGTTTGGTTCAGCCATTAATAAAATGGCTGATGACTTTAAAAAAGCGCTTGTTGAAATTGAGGCTGGACTACAGAAGCAAATGGATGAGATTCGTCTGTCAATTCCTGAATTCCAGCCAGTAGAAATTCCTGATGTATCCAAAATGGTTTCAGAAGCGGTGAGTGCCATTGAATTACCGAAAGCACCAGAACTACCCGACTTAAGCCAGAGCATCGCCGACGCGGCAGAAAGTGCGGTGAAGCAGGCTTTAGAATCACTTCCTAAGCCTAAGGATGGTAAAAGCGTCAGTGTAGAAGACCTTCGCTCCCTGGTTGAAGAGGTTGTATCAGCATCTCTTCCAGAGCCGGTAGATGTTGAAAAACTGGCTGAAGATGTGGCCGCGAATATTCCTGTTCCTAAACCTGGTTCCGATGGTCGTGACGCTCTTGCAATAGAGCTTGAACCATTCATCGATGAGAAAAAAAGCTATCCACGCGGTACCTATGCGACTCACAAAGGCGGACTTTGGCGCGCCCACGAAAAGACGCACGGCATGCGGGGCTGGGAATGTATTGTTGACGGTGTGTCGGGCATTGATATCAAACAAGATAACCAGCGAACCTTCTCAATTTCTCTCGAAAGAGCAAGCGGTACTGTTGAAGTTAAGTCCTTTGACATCCCGGTAACTATCTATCGCGATGTATTCAAATCTGGTACCGAATATCAACCTGGCGATACGGTCACATGGGGTGGTTGTATGTGGCATTGCAACGAGAAAACTTGCGACAAGCCTGGTGAGACAGGATCGAAAGGATGGACACTTGCTGTTAAGAAAGGGCGAGATCTGAGGGATAAGCCATGATTGAACTGGTTACGCTCGGAGAGGCTAAGTTGCATCTCCGTATTGACGACGATTACGGAGATTCAGACCTTACCTTAAAAATTCAGGGCGGCAGCGCAGCAATACTTTCCTACATTCAGGGAAGTCGCGCGCTTGTCGTGGATGAATCAGGAAATCTTATTGATGGTGAGCCGCTTACTCGCGTTCAGACTGCTCTGTTGGTTCTGCTTGGCTATCTGGACCGTAACCGCGGCGGTGAAGAAGAAGAAAAGTTGAAACAGGGAGAGCTTCCTTTTTCTGTATCAATGCTGATTTACGACCTCCGTAAGCCGACAATTATTTAAGGGGTTGGTATGGCATGCGCAGGATGCGCCAGACGGCGCGAGTGGATTAAAAAGTGGACGAGGATTGCCTATGAACGATCAGCAGGTAAACGAACTAACGGCGGCACTGAAAGCGCTGGCAACGTCTCAACTGAAACAGGCAGAAGCGATAAACCGTCTGGCTCAGGCAGATGAAACACTGATATCTCTGATTGCAAAAACGCTCGTTGATGAAATTGATGATGAGCTGCCACTGCAGACCTATCTTGATGGTAAGCCGAGGTAATCGTGGAGTTTGCTAAACTGCGTCACCGCATCACTATTCAGCGACGAACATCTGTCCAGTCACCAACCACAGGGGCAATGGAATATACCTGGAACAACGTGGCAGATGTTTATGCCAGCGTGGTTTCTTCATCAGTCCGTGACTTCATTGCAGCTCAAGCCGAAAACGTAAAAGTAACGGCAAGAATCACTATCCGATACCGGGAAGATATTCAGGAGAAAGACCGTATTCTTTTCCGTGGAAAAATTTACAGCATTGAGGGGATTCTTCCTGACCCTGATAGTGGACTCGAATATCTCACGCTTCCGTGCTCAGAGGGGGTAAAGGATGGCTGATAGCATTGAGTTTAAGCTTGAAGGTGTAGATTCACTGCTTGGTAAGTTAGAAGCCATTACCTCGGAAACTAAGCGCAAAACAGGGCGCTCCGCACTGAGGAAAGCTGGAAACGTTATCGTAACTCAGATAAAGAGAAACGCAGAGCGACTCGACGATCCTCACACCGCACGTAGCATTGCTGATAACGCCGCGCTGCGCTGGAATGGTCGTATGTTTAAACAAACCGGTGATCTTGCCTTCAGGATAGGCATTCTTCAGGGAGCCGTATTAAAAAAGCATCCAAGCACTGCGAAGGATGCACCCACTCCTCACTGGCGTCTTCTTGAGTTTGGCACTGAAAAGATGGCAGCAAAACCGCTCGTTCGTGCTGCTGCAAATTCCAGGCTGATAGAGGTTTTCAACACATTCTCTGTTAACTACGAAGCGGGGATTGACCGAGCTATCAAACGAGCACAGAAGAAAGGAGGGACCGCATGATTGCTCCCATTTTTCCTGTTTGTGCGGCGAGTCCGGCAGTGACTTCTCTGCTTGGAAGCAACCCTGTCAGAATTTACCCTTTCGGCATTCAGGATGATGACGTTGTTTATCCATACGCCGTCTGGCAGAACATTAGCGGCTCTCCTGAAAATTTCCTCAACCAACGACCAGATGCGGACATGTATTCGCTTCAGGTTGATATCTATGCCGATACTCCTGATGAGGCTATTGCTGTCGCTAAAGCCATGCGTAATGCGATAGAGGTAAAAGCCAACATTGTTCGATGGGGTAATCAGACGCGAGACCCTGAGACGCTCAGGTATCGATATTCTTTCGACGTTGACTGGATAGTCAACCGATAACAAACCTTCCACAACCGGCCTTGAGCCGGTTTTTTTATACCCGGAGATAATTATGTCAGTAGTGACTCAAGGCACTCAGATGTACGTTCTGAATAACGGTGTGGTCAGTGAAGTTGAATGTATTACTTCGTTCTCACCAGGTAGTAGCCCGGCAGACCAGATTGAAGATACCTGTCTGAGTGAAACCAGTACTCGCCATTACAAGAAAGGACTTCGAACACCAGGACAGGCAACTGTAGCTCTTAACGCAGACCCGGCAAACGACAGCCATGTAATGCTGAGCAACCTGGCTGAATCCAGTGACCAGACAAACCTGACCTTTGCTATTGGCTGGGCTGATGGAACGGATGAACCAACGGTAGCGACTTCTGGTGATCCAGATGCAGTTGATGGTCTTTCTCTGCCGGATACACGTACCTGGTATGTGTTCCAGGGCTATGTTTCAGATTTCCCGTTCGACTTCCAGGCGAATACGGTCGTGCAAACATCCGCAACTATTCAGCGATCAGGGCAGGGTGTTTGGGTTCCAAAGGCCCAGCCAACGAGCTAATAACCAGGCATTAATAAGCGGGGGAAACCCCGCAAATTGAGAGGAAAGAAATGAAACTGAATCTGGATTCGTTAAAACAGGCAGGGGCATTCACTGGTCGTCCTGTTGAGAAGGAAATCACCTGGAAACAGGGCGATAAAGAGATCACAGCTACCGTTTATATCCGACCAATGGGTTATCACGACGCGGTATCAAATGTTCTTTCAGCGGTGGGGAAAATTGATGGTGTTGCAGGGCGTATCGCTGCATCCATCTGTGATGAAAATGGCGCTCCAGTTTTCACTGTTGCCGATATCACTGGTGAAGCAGATCCTGACCGTGGGGCGCTTGATGGTGCTTTAACCGTTGCTCTGCTTGTCGCTATTCAGCAGGTAAACGACCTGGGAAAGGCGAACTCAGCGCAGACGACGAATTCTGGTGTGAATTAGTTCTCAACGGGATCGGCGGTCGCACCATTGCTGAAGCAAAAGAACGCGTTAGCGTTACAGAGTATCGCGACTGGGTTCTTTACCGTCAAAAGTACGGAAGCCTTAATGGAATGATGCGTACCGAGTGGGCCGCTGGCCTTATTTCTTCTGTGCTGGCAAACGTCAACCGTGGAAAAGATTCACCCTCCTTCAAAGTAACAGACTTCACACCACACATTAACGAGCCTTCCATTTCACTGGAACAGGCTATGCAGGAGTGGACATAGCATGGCTGGTAAATCCCTCGGCACGTTGACTATCGACCTGGTGGCAAAGGTTGGTGGTTTTGTCTCTGGCCTTAGCCAGTCTGAGCGAGCATCTCAAAAATGGCGTAAACAGGTACAATCTGACGCCAAGGCTGCGGCCACCGCGTTCACCGCTTTTGCGACAGCTGCAAGCGCTGCAGCAATTGGTGTAGGCGTTGCAGGTTATAACCTGCTGAAAACCACTTCCAAACAGATCACTGAAACAGACCGTTGGGCGAAATCGCTCAATATGTCTACGCAGTCTCTGCTGGCCTGGCAGTATGCCGCCGAAAAAGCGGGCGTATCTGGTGACCAGATGGCTGATATCTTTAAGGATATTGGCGATAAGATTGGTGATGCGGTCTTAAATAAATCTGGTGAAGCTGTCGGTGCGCTTGATGCGCTGGGATTATCCGCAAAAAAATTAGCCGGTGAGTCACCTGATAAACAACTTCTCGCTATCAGCGATGCTCTTGGCAAGATAAAAACAAACGCCGAGAAAACAACCATTCTCGAAAGCCTTGGTAATGACCTGTCAAAGCTTCTGCCCTTACTTGATCAGGGTGGTGAAAAGCTTCGCCAGTACATGGACGCGGCAAAACAGTTTGGTGTTGCCCCTGATGATGCAGACATCGAAAAACTGGTGAAAGTAAACTCCCTGTTTGAAGACATGGAGACGCAGGTTAACGGCGTAAAAATTGAGATTGCTACCGGTCTTGCAAATGTTGACCTGTCAGGATTACAGAATGCGATCACTGACATGGGCGATGTTTTCAAAGACCCTCTGGTGATTCAGGGACTAACTGACCTGGTTGGCGGCGTTGTTGACCTAGCTACCTGGCTTGTGAAAGTTGGCGCTGAAGCAGGTAAGTTGATTGACCTGTACAAAGGCGGTAAGGCTGTTGGTGACAATGCATCTGTAACTGATATAGAACGTCGACTCAATAACCTCAAAGCTGATGTAGAAGACCAGGGTTTCCTTGCCAGTTTTAACAGAATTGGGATGGACGTTGACGGGAAGAAAGCTGAAATAGCACAGCTTGAACGCCGACTTTCCATTATGAAAGCCGGTAATAATCTTCCTCTCAGTCCGGCCACCATAGGTGGGTCATCCTCATCCAGTAAAAACTATTCCTTAGGCTCAGGAGAAACAAACGGTAAAGCATCGCCTGACGCCGGGGCCAAGAAGCTGGAGTCAGCGTTTAAGTCTCTGGAAATGAGCTATCAGCGCCAGATTGCGTTAATAGACACAACTGGCAAAAAGAATCAGCAGGTCACCGAGCTTGAGAAGCTGCGTTTTGATTTCACTTCAGGAAAATTAACAGGGATTAATGCTGCACAGAAAGAGCGCCTTGAACAGCTTGCAACGGAAATAGACCGTCTCAACTCTCTGAAAAAAGCCAACGAAGAAAACCTGAAACTTGTCGAATTTACCGCTAATTTGCGCAAGCAAAATCAGAATGACCAGGCAGCAAATGATTCTGATTTTATTGGCGCAGGAATGGGCGACAAGACTCGCCAGCGCATGAAGGAGTTGCTGGATATCCAGCGTAGTTTTCTCGACAGACAGGCAGACCTTCAGAAGCAATACCAAAGCGGCGATATCAGTAAATCGCTTTATGACCAGGAGACGTCAGCGTTACAGCAGGCACTTGATGAGCGTCTAGATATTCAGCAGGACTATTACAAAAAGTCCGACGCACAGATGGGCGACTGGCAAAGCGGGATTATGGATGCGTTGAATGATTACGCTGATAACTCCGCTGATTACTACCAGACCGCCGCCGATGCGATGACCTCCATTCTTAATGGCGCAACGGAATCCATCTCTGACAACCTGAATAATCTTGTGCATGGGGCAGAGGATTTAGGTGATTTCTTCAGTAATATTTTCTCTGGCCTTGGTGAAACAATCATTAAAACCCTTTCTGATATGGCGGCGCAGTGGCTGGTATATCAGGCTGTGCAATTGCTGGTAGGTAAATCCACTCAGGCAAGTGCAGCGGCATCAATGCTGGCAAACGCACAGGCTTCATCTTTACAGGCTCAGATCGCCGCTTATGCATCTACAGCGGCAATCCCTATCGTTGGTCCAGCGCTTGCGCCTGCAGCAATGGCAACAGCGGCGGCGGTAACTGCACCGCTTGTAGCAGCCGTTGGTACTTCTGCCCTTGCAGGTATGGCGCACGATGGTATCGACAGCGTTCCAGAAACCGGGACCTGGCTTCTTCAGAAAGGAGAGCGAGTCGTTACTTCTCAGACCTCTGCCAAGCTTGATGAAACACTCGACAGGGTGAATCAGCAGTCCACGCAGGGGGCTAGTTTCTCACCCGTTATAAACATGAATGTGAACGGTGACCCTTCCGACACTCAGATTGCCATGATGAAACAAGCAACTACAGAAGGGGCAAAGCTTGGTTATCAACAGGCCGCCAGTGACCTCGCAAGCGGGAAGGGGAGAATTTCAAAAGCGATGATGCGCTGGAACACTAACAGGAGAACTGGTTAATGGCTAAAACAACCAGCATTAACTATCCGAATGATTACCTGCCGATTCCGTTACAGGAAGGGTTCGGGTTAAAGCCTGTTAGCCCATTGCTGAGAACAGAACTTACATCTGGCAGGGCAAGGCAACGCCGCCTGTACACTTCAACGCCAACTCAGGCATCAGTGGCATGGTTGTTTACAGATCCAGAGTCTCAACTGTTTGAGGCGTGGTTCAGAGACACCATCAAAGATGGGGCTGACTGGTTCAATATGCCTCTTCGCTCACCTCTTGGCATTATCGACATGTACGTTTGCCGGTTCGTCGATATTTATGAAGGGCCGACCATTGAGGGTGGTAATTACTGGCGATATACAGCCACCCTTGAATTATGGGAACGACCAATTCTTGCACCTGGTTGGGCTGATTTCCCGGATTACATTATCAACAGCAGCATTATTGATATTGCGCTCAACAGGGAGTGGCCCAGACCGTGACAATTCTGAATCGTCTTTATGCCTCATCTGGTGAAGAGGTGATTATCGAAACACTCCAGATAAACATCGGTAGTGAAGTTTATTATTTATGTAAGGGCTTCGATGATATTACCGCAACCACAGAAAATGGTGATGCTGTGACATTCAATGCAGCAGCGATTGATATTGCACTTCCTGCCAGGAATAGTGATGGAACTCAGGACTTGCAGTTTGCTATCGATAACATTGATGGAGTTACTTCAACAGCGATTCGTAACGCGCTGGATAATCTCTCAGAGGCATCTTTAACCTATCGTAACTACGTTTCTACTGACCTGAGCGCCCCAGCTTCAGTTCCATATACTCTGGCTATTAAAAGTGGTTCGTGGACGTCGACACAGGCGCAAATAACGGCTGGCTATATGAACGTACTCGATACTGCATGGCCACGTCACCGTTACACCCTTCCGTACTACCCAGGCCTCCGTTACATGAGTTAAGGAGAAACTATGTTCAATCCTGACAAATACCTTTCTGTTGTGTGGCAGAAGGGGGGGCGCGTTTACCCTGAGCTTGACTGTTTTGGCATCGTCAATGAGGTACGTAAAGACCTTGGATTACCTCTCTGGCCAGATTTTTCAGGGGTAACTAAAGATGAATGTGGCCTTGACCGAGAGGCTGTCAAACTGATGCGATCACTTGAGAAGTGCGAGCCTTGTGTTGGGGCAGGCGCTGCATGTTATTCCGGGTCAACCGTCACTCACGTTGGTGTCGTAGTTGAGATAAATGGTCAACTTCACGTAGCTGAATGTAATCCGGGAATGAATGTGACCTTTCTTCCTGTTTCGCGTTTCAAACGACGCTTCGTTAAAGTGGAGTTCTGGAAGTGACAATCAGAATTTATCCCTCTCGCTTGCCTGGTGAACCGCTTGAAACGCATGAACACGGCGCCATCACAATTCACCAGTGGCTGATTAAAAAAGTAGAAAGCTATAAGCCTGATATGAAGCAACCGATCACAATTGATGTTGATGGAAAAAATATTCCACATCAGGCGTGGTTTGAATTTGCTATCAAATCAGATAGTGATGTCAGAATTTATCCTGTACCTTATGGCGCGGTTGCTCTTGCCTGGATTGCTGTTGCTGTATCAGTTGCATCTGTCGCGTATGCTCTTTTCTTTGCTCCTGGTGTTGGTGACCTTGGCGGTTATTCATCAGGAACGGGAAACCCTCTTGATGTAAATCCTGCTAAAGCGAACAACGCAAAATTAGGTGACCCGATACGCGAGTTATTCGGTCGAAGCCGTATTTACCCTGACTACGCAGTGCAGCCTGTAACGAGATTCTCAGTTGATGATCCTACTGTAATGACAGTTGAAATGTTCGTTGTTATGGGGAGAGGGCGTTTTTCATTTGGGGATGGCGATATTCGTGTTGGGTCAACTCCAATTGCTTCTCTTGGCGATGGGTTTAAATACACAGTGTATCAACCAGGGCAAAACGTTAGTGGAGACCAACGATCAGAAAACTGGTTCAATTCCACAGAGGTTGGGGGAACTGCGTCTGGTTCAGGTCTTGATATGGCGCAAACTGCGCCGGACACGGAAGATGTTGTTGCTGATTCGCTAACCGTTTCCGGACCAACAATAACATTTAATGGGCTGAGCACTGATGATGGAGATGAGACAACAAATGACCTTCCGGATACATGGACTGTTGGTGCTATTGTTGAGTTAATTGTTCCTGATTCCTATGTGGTAACTAATGATGGCGCTTACAGTAGAATTACCAGTGACACGCTTGAAGAAATTTCTCCTTATGTTGGGATGGCTGTAACGCTCTGGTACAACAGCATTGATTACCAACTATTCATTGCTGACTTTATACCTCATTCAGAGCCAGTCGGCGAAGATGTGATTACCGCATCAATAACCCTCGCTTACGATAGCGCCACTGGAACTCCGTTCACCGGGATTCCTGAAGGTTATGTCAGGCTATCTGTTTCGCATTCCGGAAGCGAATATAAGATTCTTGATATAGATGGTAGCTCTGTAACTTTAGAGCGGGTTATTGACGGCAGCGTTGATCCGTCATGGCCTGGATTTTCACCGCGTACAGTTCTTGATTTTGAAGCCAACGGTTTAAATGAAAACGATAATTGGATGGGGCCTTTTCTGGCATGTCCCGAAAATGAAGTTGCTGATATGTTCGAAGTAAACTTCTTCTTCCCAAACGGTATCTGTGGGTACAACAAAAAAGGAAACAAGCAAAACCGTGAGGTGAAGTGGGAGATTCAGTATCGGCCATATGGTTCAGGCGCTGGCTGGATAAGCAAAACAGGATCGTACAATCTCCAGAACATCAATGGACTGGGATTCACCGAACGAATCGCGCTGGATGCGCCTGCGCTGGTAGAAGTAAGAGCTCGCCGCACGAACGAGCAGGGGCAGAATAACAGCCGAGATAACATGTACTGGCAGTCATTGCGTGGGCGTTTATTGTCTCGGCCGGTATCGTATTCTGGCGTCACCGCAATGGCGGTGACCGTGGAAACTGGTGGTAAACTGGCTGCTCAGTCAGATCGTCGAGTAAACGTCGTTGCTACGCGAGTTTATGATTCAGGTGTATCAAGGAGCATTTCTGGTGCTCTGTATCATATAGGTAATGAGTTGGGTCTGGCGATGGACCGTGAAGCTATTGACTCACTAGAAACTACTTACTGGACTCCTGGCAGCGAATTTTTTGACTTTGCCACCACGGATTCTGTTTCTGCGCTGGAAATGCTTCAGAAGGTGACAAATGCAGGAAAAAGTTACTTCCTACTTACCGATGGTCTGGCATCTGTAGCAAGGGAAGGTGTGAAAACGTGGACGGGAATAATCAGCCCACAGGAGATGACTGATCAGCTGCAGACAGCTTTCGTTGCTCCGTCAGCAGATGACTATGATGGTGTTGATGTTACATATATCAACGGTACTACATGGGCTGAAGAGACGGTGCAGTGCAGAACATCAGATAACCCAACTCCGGTAAAAATTGAGGACTATACGCTTGATGGTGTTCTTGATCAGGATCGAGCTTATCAGATTGGTATGCGAAGACTGATGAAGTATCGGCAGCAACGTCTTACTCACACGACTACAACGGAAATGGATGCTCTCTGCTATAACGTTGGTGACAGGATTATCTTTACTGATGACATTCCAGGTAGCAAAACAATAAGCACGTTGATTGAGGCTATGAACACTAGTAACGGTGTAACTACTGTAACCGTGTCAGAGTCACTTGACTGGACATTTAACAATCCACGCGCATTAATACGTTATCAGGATGGTTCCGCGTCAGGGTTGTTGCCTGTCACTAAGGTCAGTGATTATGAAGCATCGTTGCCTGAACAGGACGATTTCAATAGCATCATACTAAACGATCCATCCATCGAACCTCCGCGCCTGATTTTTTGCGAATCTTCGCGTGTTGGATACAGCGCATTAATATCAGAGATTGCACCCCAATCTGATGGCGCCTGTCAGGTTACTGCAAAAGAGTATAGAGACTCATTCTATCAGTACGACAACGCCACCTATCCCGGCAATGTTGCTTAAATAAACCCACTTCTCATGGACCCACCTCGGCGGGTTTTTCGTTTATGAGGCTAATATGACGACTTATAACACCGGCAATCCGCTGGGGTCTGCTGCTGCAAAAGATTTATACGATAATGCTCAAAATCTTGATCATCTTGCTAATGAGCAAGTTAATGAAACATGGGCTGATCGTTTTGGGAAAGAAAGGCTGACATGGTATGGTATCGAAAAGAAAACCATGCAAGCATTGATGAATTATGGCTACATCACGAAGAAATCTTTTGAAATTGGCGCTACCCTCGACACTCCTAACACTGTTTTGCAGTGGGAAAACAATGGCGAATTCTATCGCTGGGACGGAGACTGGTCGCAACCCAAAGTAGTTCCCGCTGGTTCTACACCTGATAGCACCGGCGGAATAGGGAGCGGGAAATGGATGGGGGTAGGCGATGCAAGTTTACGGCACGATCTATCCACACCTACCGGTAGTGAGTTGGTCAACACACCAACAGGAACCGTGGAAGAAAGACTCACGGCATTGTCTGAAAAAGACAAAGATATAGAATCGAATCTTGTTACAAACATCATACCATGCTCCACGCCAACAGTAGGCATGGGAGTGAAGGCTATTGTTAAAATAAGCTCCGATGATGATTTTTACGTCATTAGCAAAAAAGCAAATGGCAAGTCTGGATTCATCGCCAGCCGGGTTACAAATGAAGTTTCCCCATCTGATGCAGGAAATTATGGTGGGCAGTCTCCATTTAGACCTGGAAGCGTAGATAACATTAAAGACGCTGTTGTTGCGAAGCTTGCTCCTTATGCAAAGGGAGCTGGTGTTATCTTATCAACTTTTAATGCTTCACAGATCGCAACATTATTTGGGTTTTCGGCAACAGGGGCATCAATTAATGCAAATACTGCTGCCGGTGATTATACCCTGTTTAGCCCTCAGGTTTATCAGGTCCCAAATGGAAGTGATATTACATATCAGCTTTCTGTACAAAAAGCTAAAATACGACTTGCAGGTTCAAACAATTCGTCAGCAACAGTAAATGTTAGCATTAGCCGTGATGGAACAAACTGGTTACAAACAAAAACTGTGACAACACAACTCCCTCCTGCTGGTCAATCACCATTACCTATGGAAGTTGATGTTGATGGGTTGCCTGGTACATGGTATCTGAAAATAGCTAATGCTCACACGGCTCCATGCTATGTTGTTGGATTGAACATATTAAGCATAGGTGGGGATGTGGTCCTTGATTATGATAATATAATGGCAACATTGTTACCTGATTTTGCTAGCGGACCCGCATATTACTTTGGTGGAAGCGGTGCAACTGAGTTTGCAGCAAAAGAAAAGTCAACAGGGAAATTCTTCGGAACTTTTCATGGTGGGCATGGTGATTTCTTACAGAGATTAAGAACAGAAAATAGTTCATATAATCTAGATTCTGGATCGGCCCCAGTTTTGCTCTTAACACATAGTGCAGTATTGCATAGCTCGTCAGTACTAACCATCGGGTCATCATCTTATCGTTATGTTGCAAGTACTATCTTCGGTGATGGTACTCATACAACCAGATTTTCCCTTAAATTGAATGCTGGAACACCTATTATTTGTGAACGCATTTATACCCACATGGCAACCAGTTGTAGGAACTTTGACTGGATACACTTACCATTGCTGGTAAATAAAACTGATGACGGTGATGTTGCTCTTGGGCAGACTGGATTTATTCAACAGTTTAGAAGTGATGATACCGCCACAATTAATTGCTCATTTTCACAGGTTAATATCCAAGATAACTCTCTTGGTGCTTATGTTTCTTTCCAGCCAAATTACAATAAGCAGTATTACGGTACGGCTTTTTCATCAGGTGGACACCCACTTAATGATGGAATGTATACAACATGCAAGGAGTTTTTCTAAAGCTAAGGCGGCATACAGCCGCCTTTCAATTAATTTTTTACTAACCTAGTGTAAGCATAGTTTCCTGCTTTTATAAATGGTTTTTCAATTATTTTATATAGTATATGCGATCCGATTAAGCTTACTATTAAAACGACCGAGAACATTATCAACCCTTTTTCTTTTGCAAAAGACCCACCAATGTAATCAGATAGAATTATTAGAGCCACTACATGAAATAGGTAGAGTGAATATGATATATCGCCCAGCCAGTGAAAGTTTTTTTGATATCCAATTGGCTTTACCCATTCGTATGAAAGGCAAAGGAAGACTATAGCGGAGGCAATGATCCCAAAATTATCAATTCCGTGGTCGTTGAAATTACCAAAATATAGACACCACAAGCAAATGAAAATAGAAATCGATATTGTTTTATGGTTTATTGCTTTGTGTAATTTAACTCTGTTATCAACAATGTATCTATGCAATTCATAAATGGCCATGCCAACTACAAACTCAATCATTAGTGGCGAGGATAGAGTTGATATTATTTGGGCGTATGGACCACTATAATTTACTCCTCCAGAAACATTGACGGTTACATTGCCATTGAATGAAAGTTGAATAACTATCATAAAAATAATTAATAACAAAGAGCAAATTAAAGTTCTATATTTCCATGAGATCCACATGGATATCATAAAGATACCATAAAACACTATTTCATAAGTAAGAGTCCACGCAACATAGATTACAGAATATCCATACTTTGGTGCCGCATCATTATAATTAAGATGAGAGAAGTATAAAGATTTGTGAAAATCGTCAGCCTTTATCCCTGGCAATAAAAATACTAGCAATATTAAAAGGATAAAATAAACAGGGTAAATTCTGAAAATTCTTTTTGTTATAAATGAATGGTTAGATTTATTTTTTTGTGTTGATAATGATATTATGAAACCACTTATAACGAAAAAAATATCAACTCCAATGCTTCCTTTTGAGAATAGAATATTGCCTATATTACTAATATCATATGCTCCATTGAGAAACTTTCTCAAGTGGAATAAGACAACCATTAGGGCAGCAATACCCCTTAAATATTGTATAGAATTTATCATCAAACAATCTCACAAATTCCAATAAGTTTATAAGTTACATATAAAAATATGAATAGATGTATACTTTCATGCTATAAATAAATTTCATAATGTAAATTATGTGAATCTAAAACTACAATAACAATCAAAAACAGTCATTACTAGCATCTTGGTTCCTTCCTGTAATTATGTATTTTATAACATTTTAAAGATACAGCACAAGACATTGACACACAAAGCTTTGTATCGATTTTCGGAGATTTTTGCTGCTTTTCTATGTCACTTTCTCATCAAGGCAGTTAGCCAACCACTGCACCTTCTTAACAAGCTTGTAAGACAAAATGTGGAATTTGCATCGGTTTGTTAGAATTTATGCTGTTTAATTGGCGTGAATACGATTATTGCTAAATGCAAGCCATGAGAACGACTTACTGGCAAACGTTCGATAGTGCGAGTATGAATGATTGCCAGTTGCTGCGGATTCTACTTAAGCAATATGACGGCTCAGGGAGTTTAATCTGAAACCAGCCACATATCAGCCTCTTCAAACATTTCCTGAACAGTACGGCTGATCTGTTCCTTCTCATATTTGCTGGCGTCTGTATTGATTGCCGGCAGTGTCATCATCGGTTTAACCCGAACATCAGCATCGGGGAAAGTCCGGTGAACCCTCCTGGTCAATTCGCCCAGAATGATATCTTTTGCACCGGGCAGACCATCAAAATTCCTTGTGTCATAAACGAGTTCCACGAACATTGCTTATTGCCTCTTTACTGGATGGATATACAGTATTTATACTGTGTTTTTATCCGGTATTCAAGAGAGGGCGTGATGATGCCACGACGCAGCGATATTGAAACGGCCTGGTACGGGAAAATCCGGTGAACCCTCTTAGTCAATTCGCCCAGAATGATGTCTTTTGCACCGGACAGACCATCAAAATTCCTTTTGTCATAAACGAGTTCCACGAACATTGCTTATTGCCTCTTTACTGGATGGATATACAGTATTTATACTGTGTTTTTATCCGGTATTCAAGAGAGGACGTAATAATGCCACGACGCAGCGATATTGAAACGGCCTGGTATGCTTCGATACAGCAAGAGCCGAATGGCCGGAAGACCGTCACCACACAACGGTTTGTCCAGGAACTGAGCAAGGTTAACTGGAACTGGACGATGAAGCAGGCCAATGAATGGATCGAGTGGTATGTGACAACATTCCGCGATGTATCAACGCAGGAAGGCGAGAACCGTACCTTTCAGCTGTTCAATCCAAACGGAGGTCTATAGCCATGGGATTTCCTTCACCTGCGGCAGATTACGTTGAAACAAGGATTTCCCTTGATCAGCAGCTTATCAGTCAGCCCGCAGCGACTTACTTCATGCGTGCATCACGCTCACATTTCAGGGAAGGGATAATCCAGGGGGCGCTTCTTGTTGTTGATGCGTCACTTTCTCCCTGTGATGGCTCGCTGATGATATGCGCTATAGACGGGGAATTCAGGATCAAGCGATATCGGACTCATCCTCAGCCCCACCTGGTTAATCTGGAGAACGGGAGGAGGGAGGCGCTGCCAGCAGATGATGACGGTTACAGTTCTGCACCCGCTATATTTGGGGTGATCACGTACATCATTAATGATGCCAGGAACGCGGAGTTTGATGACTGCCCGGTGATGTGAATAGCTTAAATTGTGCGAGGATTTTAACCTCATTTACCCGACACGTTAGGACGATGTTGAGAGCAAAAAATGTTTCACCATTGTACCTTCTTGATGATTATAAGCTATTGATTAAGTTGATCTTAAAGTCATGTGTTATTGGCGAAAAAACGGCGTAACTTGTTGATAGTGCTTGATAACACGCGTGATTTAAAATCCCTCGGCGTTCGCGCTGTGTGGGTTCAAGTCCCACTCCGGGTACCATGGGAAAGAATCAATAAAATCAATGATAAGCAGTGTCGTGAAACCGCCCCTTCAGGCGGTTTTTTTATAACATTTGCTTCACTTCAGAATATGCCTTCAGAACATGCGCCGTATTATTTTTGAGCGCCCGCCACTGGAACAACCTTCACTTTGCGATCATATCGGGCTGTCTGCGTAACGTTTTTGTGTCCGGTGATGGCCTGTTTTTCGTAGACGCTACCTTCCAGGTCAGACACGCCTTTTGCCTTCAGGTCATGGAAAGTAAAATTAAAGTCGATGTTGGGGAAGGTGGCGATAGCTAACTCTCTCGCTTTTCTCCAGCGACTGTTAAAGCCATCCCTTGTATAACCACTGCCTGATTGCTGGTGGAGGACGTAAACTGAACTCATCCCCGGATTTAGCGGTAATGTTTTTGCTAACTGAATAGCGTCATCCAGGCGGGAAGACCAGCCTTTAATTTGAGTGACGTGCGTCTTGCTTTGTTTAATCATTATGCCGTCAGAGACGAATTGGCTTTTCTTCATCTCCAGAACGTCTTTCTGCCTGGCACAGCACAGGTAGGCTAATTCCATAGCAACCTGCACAATCACAGGGGAAACACTGTAAAGCGCCGCGTATTCTTCATCAGTTATGTACCGTTCGCGAGCGACTTCTTTGAACTGCCTTACACCCTTGGTCGGATTGCCTTTCACCATCCCACGCTCAAAGTCCCAGCGGTACACCCTGGATAAAAAAGCCTTCTCCCGGTTAGCCTGGGTCTTGCTGCGTAGGCCGCGCTTATCCAGATATTTCCTGATGTGCTCCGGTTTTATAGCATCCGGCAACATCTTGCCGAATACAGAGAGAACTTTGACCGAGTATTTTCGGTAATCATTGCGCGTATCAACCGCAAGGTCAGAGAAGTCAGGTGAACGGAAAAATGCTTCTACCAGCCCTGATAATGAATTGTCGTCTTTTCTGTCATTGAGCAACGCTTCATAGGCTGTCCATACCTGCGCCTGGGTAGCGGATGAATCACATAGTCAGATCGTACCACCACCTTTAGGCTTAAACTCAAATGCAGAACGGCCCCGATATACGCGGGGTGGCATCCATGAGTCTTCTTTTTTCTTGCGGGAACCTGCCATTAATCAAGTGCTCCAAAATTAGGCTCAGCGACTTCTACAACTGGCGCTTGAGCGCGGTGCTTCAGTGGGTTGTTGAAATGCCCCCACGTTGTCCGTGGGCGACCATCGCGCCGGGTTATAAAGAAAATTCCCGCATCTCGCAATGTGTCACACTGCTTTGAAGGAATTGTATACCCGGTTAACTCTGTGATCACTTCATCTGAAATGATTGTGTTGTCGCCGCTGGTGGCCTGGGTTAATGCTGAATTCACTTTCTAAAACCCTCTAAAACGACGAAGAGAGGAAAGGGGGAAAAATTCAGAAATAATTTAGGGGAGAAAATGCACCTCCCTAGTTGTTAATCTTTACCGGCACTTTCGATGAGGTTAGGTAAAGTACCCTGGTTTCCTTATCTTGTTCTTTATTGCTCATATCGAACCATTCTTTTTTACAATCCAGCCAGCCTTTTTCACCGACCTTTCGCCATTGATATAAAGGTTCCGAACTTATAGCTTTGCAGCGATTTACTGGCGCTTGTGCTGTCCCGGTTTCCTTGCGCCGAATAGCCTCAAGCATGGCCTCATACGCTCCCATTGGGATTTGCACGTAACGCAATTGGTTATTGGTCATTTAATCAATCTTCCCCGATTTGCCAAAAATACTGCTCGCGCGAACCCACGCGGCGTGAGTGAGCGGAGTTGTTTCGTTCTCTCCGATTTGCCACCCAAGTAAGTCCAACCCCAAAATTTTCCAATGTGCTCCACAGGCAGCGGTTCCGGCATCACAAAGCCGTTGCCAGCCCATATGCATGTTTTCTTTGTGTAGCCGTCGCGCGCTGGCATTTTCGGGTGATGGCTTTCCTCTTCTCCTGTCATGTACCCGCCATACTGGTACGGGTGGAAGTAGTAATCCGGTTTGCGCCAATGGGCCGACATTTTGCCCACCGGGTTTTCAACCATCCATTTAGCCCCGTAGAAATCAGCGATTGCCTCTATCATCTGCGCATTCTCCACAGATACTAAACTGGTATGCCCTTCATGCTTCGCGCCAGACACAGCAAGCTCTGTACAGTCAGGGAACGCAAAAATAATATCCGGGCCAGGAATATACATACGCTCCACCCTGTCGATAAATTGGTAATCAATCCACACATCAATGTGATGTACCAATGGATGCTCTTTGCGCCCCACGTACTCGCCGTGATTACCCGATGAGGAATTAAAGCAGTACTCGGTGTGACCATATTCAGCCCACGGCAACCCCATAATCCCTGAGCCGTCAAAAAGAGACCATATAACCATTCTGTTATCGGCCCTTACAAGTGAATCTAACCATGTGTAAGCGCTATTTTCATTAATAAGCCTCCCACAATAATTCCTCACAAAAACAAATTAACTTTAAACATTTAGTTATCACCCTCTAAAAGCTTGTATACATTCTGTGCATTGCGGTGAGTTAACCCAAACTGATTGACCATGAAGTTAATTACCTCCCCATAAGGCATCCCTTCATCTATTTGTCTTCGGATTATTTTTATGTCTTCATCAAGTAATTCTTCGTTCATTCTTTGCCTCTTCAAGTGAATGAAGCGCTATTAGGTAAATAATCAGATCTTGTGCTTCATGGAACGATAGTGGTGCTAATTCTGAACAAGCGGATTAAGGAGCGCTGAAGTGAACAAACTTACCGTGAGACAAAGTGAAGTACTTGGTTCGATCGTGAACTATCAGCGCCGGTTTGGATTCCCTCCAACGATATGTGAACTGGCTGGGCTGATTGGTTGCTGATCACCGAATGCGGCAGCGGAGCATGTGAAGGCCATAGCGAAGAAGGGATATATCTCAGTTGTGCCTGGAGTATCCAGGGGGATTACCGTTACTTCAGCAAACGATGAGGCAGACGCGATATCGATCATAAAGTCACTCATTAACGGTGATAGTGATTCAAAAGAACGCGCCTTGTCATGGCTGGAAGCGAGAGGGGTTCAGCAATGAAATTAACGTTGCCATTCCCGCCAACGGTTAACACCTATTAACCGTGTAACTGAAAATATGGTTACGTACTGAATTTTGTCGTGGGGATGTCTCAGCCTATGGGAAGAAAGCTGCCTATGTTTGGCAGCTTTCTTCTATACTATTTTGTGCCTGCAATCACTCTTAGCTTGTATCTAAATTTATTTGCAAGGCAAAACTCACGGATAAAGCACAATCTAATGCGGCGGCTTATTTTTTGTGTTTTGAAATATGGCTTGAGTGCTTTCTTTATATCATGAATTTGCGTATTGTTAAAAAAACAATAGCCATGAATTCTTTTGCTGATTTTTCTTGCAAAATTGTATGTAATGTATACAGATGGCGATATGATTTCAATCTCATCTTTAGTTTTACCATTAGCTAATTCTTTGAAAACACCCAAAGCATATATTATGTCATCTACATCCATACTTGCCGTGGAGGTGGTTATGCTTCCCTGTCTGATGCGATAGAGCACCAGTTCATCAGTTATACGATGGATTTCTTTTGCTGAAAGGTATATTTTTGGTAAAAGCGCAACATCTTCGTAACGCCTTCCAGCAGGGAATTTAAATTTATTAAATAAATCCTTTTTGTAAACTCTGGCCCAGGCATACCATTGACTTCTTAGAAAAGTTTCACGTAAATCACTTATTGAGTTTATTTTAAAGTGTCCATCGGATGACGTTATTAATGGGACTTTCATTTCGTTATCATATTCATAAATCAATTTTATATTAAACTCGATTAGATCAGTTCCGTCATTCTCTATTACTGGGCGGATTTTCTCCCAGAAGGACGGCGCCCAAAGGTCATCGCCATCCAATAGTGCTATATATTTTCCAGATGATGCCTCTATTCCATTATTTCTTGCGATGGATATCCCCTGGTTTTCTTGAGATATCACTCTGACAGTCTGAGTCGATTTTTTGATAAAAGATTCTATTTCTTTAAGCGAGTTATCTGTCGAACCATCATTAATTACAATGATTTCAACACTATCATCAACCTGGCTGCATACAGATTGCAAGCATTCATAAATATAATCTTGGCAGTTGTAGCAAGGAATTATGACGCTCAACAAGAAAGGGGTACTCATTGAATATGTCCTTATTTTACTGAAACTTTTTGTAAACAAAGCCTCTTGCGAGGTTTATCGTTTTTCTCGTCCTATCACTTTATCAGCAGCTACACGGGACAGGAATCCAGAACGGCTACCGTACTCAGGGTGTGCGGCGACAAACTGGTCGATACGGCGGATCAACAAAGAGGGAAGAGTAACATTGATTTTTTCCGCTTTCCCCATCAATCGCGTAACATCCACATCCACCAGCGCCCATACCACATCTGCATAATCAGGATTGTCCAGCCAGTTCTCAATGCTGGTAGCTTCAGGTACTACTTCGCCATCCTCCACCAGCAATTCTATATGTGCGTCGATTGCTTCACGTACACTCTCGATTGCGTCCTGGTAGTTATCACCACCAGAAAAGCAGCCGGGAATATCCGGTACGCGAACGCCGAAGGATGAATCGCCTTTATCAATAGCAATGGGATATAACATTAAAACCTCCAGTAGGTGGGGCTTAAAGCCCCGCCTGTTTTTTGATGCTTTTCAGTGTTGGTAGCGGTATGTCTTTTGTGGATGGTTCACCGTTACCAGCCCTTTCTTCGTTGGGTGTTTGAACTGGTGATGACTGCCTCTTACTCTCACCAGATACCACCCATCGGCTTCTATCATTGCTATTGCATTCCTGCTATCCATCCTCCGGCTCTCTAGTGTTGTTTTGATGGGGTTATAGTAACCCTCGCACGTTCTGGTGTCAATACCTTTTGGGGTTATAAGGGTTATTTTTGGCGGATGATGCGGACAGAAAAAGGGCAAAGAATAGTGAATTGCCGCAGTTGCACTCTTGCAGACGACGCAACTGCGGATTGTACGCGCTTTGTCATTCCAACCAGAATAAATTCTCTGGCTCTCGCCAGCCCACCGGTATTTCGCTTATCGTAAACCCGTTCAATGACTCCGGAAAATCATTGTAATTGTAAACAGCATCAGGTCGAGTAGAGCGATCATGGGGCTCTAAGTAAGAGTAAATATGAGATTTTATTCGTTAGTTTAACTGAAAAAATTAGTTTTTCATTAGATAGAATAGGGAATTCTCCTTTATCTGATTTTTTCTTTAATCGACTAACGATCAGCCTGTTGAAAATTTTTAGTTTATCTTTTCTGCTATGAGATAGTAACCAGGAGCCGGAGAAGTGATGTATGGAATAATTTGTTTTATTATCAATCCTCTCGCAGAAATAATTTGATGGGAAAATTATTTCCTTTTCTCTTAGGTGAATTGTGTTATCAGATAAAAATGGTTGGGATATATTGAATTTTTTGACAAGGAACTCAGTCATTAGCAGTGTGTTTGGTGTTAGGTCAAAAGTGTTTTTAATTATGAATTTTTTATTTTCATATGTATCCAGTAAATCTTTTATAATACCATTTCCCTTAGAAGCACCCAGTACCGCTGATGTAATAGGGAGAGTTTTGCCATTAAACACTTCATGGCAACTAAAAAAATCGAGTGATAGCAGGTTATCAAATTCTTTTGTTACCTCGACATCTGTATCCAGATAGATACCACCGTGATGGTATAAGGCGTGGAGCCTTATATAGTCGGACACAAAAGCCCATTTTTCATTTTTATACGCTTCAATCGCGTAAGTACTTTTAATGGAGTCCAGACATTCATTGCTCCATTCTATAATTTCATAATCTGGGAGGAATTTTTTCCATGTAGCAATACACTCTAAAACAAATGGAGGTTTAGGTTTATTACCTACCCAAATATAGTGAATCTTTTTTGGTATCAAGGTCAGCCTCTTCATTGCTATCAAATAATAGTTATGAAAAATATTACCATTAACCGCGCTTTAGTGCAGGTATTTTCCCACCTGCATGGGTTGTTGCCTCACCAGCACACATTGATAGGCGTAGTGATCATCTCTGAAATCATCAGCGAAAACCTTCTCCATTCACCAGCCACATATCGGCCTTTTCAAACATATCCTCCAGCATGCGGTTCAGCTTTTCCCGATCGCTTTTGCTGGCATCGCTATTCAAGGCGTTCGCCTGCACTGGCTTCACCTTCACTTCGGCATCAGGGAAAATCTGGTGCACTCGCTTCGTCAACTCTGCCAGGATGATCTCTCTGGCCCCCGCCAACCCATCAACATTACGCTTGTCATAAACCAGTTCAACGAACATGACACACCTTTTAGTCGATGAATTTAATGGAAGGATGATCAATGCCAGCATCTATGTAATCGACGGATTTCTTTAGTTCACGCAGGAGATTTTCAGCTTGCCTACGGGACAAGCAGATCGTTTGATCAGGGAATTGCACCGACGGCCATGATGGGACAGAAACCATAGTGTCTGTGAATTTGGCGTGTAACAGAACATGTTCAGTGAGCGCGCAGTAACTGATAGCAAAATCAGTTAACTCAGGCATTGCTCCTGCATTCGACTCTTTTGCGGTTACCAT